TTAGGGAGGGGCTATTGTTCCTCTCTTGTTCACAAGAGCAAACCAAACCACAATGCCAACCGACAACCAAAACCATACAAGACGTACGCATTAAACGCTCAAGCCACTCACTGAAGCCGACCAACCAAAACGCTAAAAGCCTGCAATAGGAATCAGCGCGCGCGAGGGGCATACGTGTGGGATTGCGTTTCCGTTTGCGCGTGCGTACGTTTATATATGTATATTATCCCCCAGATAATTATTTCTAACTCGAAATAATCAGGCCTACCATAAACATTTATTTATCTTAAGATGCTTCTGACGTCAACCCTTAGGTTGAGGAAGAAGCTGCAGACGTAAACTTATACATTGACGATAGTAGTCTAAACAGCTGTTAATTTGCCATCACGTGGGAGGTGGAGGGGCCCTAAGGACCCGTATACCTCCATTACTCTGCTTTATATGGAGTAAAAACGAGTAAACAATATGTAATGATGGTCAGAAAGAACAGACCATAGTTGTCGCTTATTCTGGGTATCTGAGCACTTGATGTGTTTCGTGACGAGTAGGGGGGTCTCTGCTTGTGCGACGACCCCCTTAGTACGTGATGTGTAAAAGCGATTGTCTTTTAGATCGCTTTGTCTTTGAGCACTGTCACTGCAGACCTTAGTCTATGCGAAGGTACGAATGGATTTACAACTTGTCAACCGACTATTTTTTGTATATTTGCAAACAACAAAAATATAACACTATGAAAATCCACCATATAAAGAACAGCTACGGGTCCAACAAGATTGTGATTGCATCAGACAGATCCGCATTCTATACATTTAGGAACAAGGCAGGTGATATATCGCCACTAAAGAAGATATACTGTGACGACAGGGGTTGGACCGTTGTATCTACTAATGGCCTCAAGAAAGGTATATCCTTAAATATAGTGGAGATAGACTATGACAGGGAGTTCTCGTATAATTCATTATCGGGTCCAATAGGTATCTCTATAATGTGCGACTATGAATCAGTAAAGAAATGGCTTGACAAAAACAACTGCAAGATTCTACCTGGAGGAATGTGTAGGTACGCTGTATCTAGAAAGGGGGAGGCATTTCGTATGTTTGATAAATTTGGTAATCTAAAACCTTTTAAGTTAATTGGAGCTAAAAATAGTAGGGGGTATACACAGATTCATATTAAACAATTAGATGGTTCGACTAAATATGTATTAATCCATAGACTTGTAGCATATATGTTTCTCAATCTAAGTTGGGACTCTAAACTTGACATCGATCATATAAATATGAATAAGGACGATAATAGACTAGAAAACATCAGGGCGTGTACAAGGTCTGAGAATTTACAATTCTTCAGAGACCGAGTTGTAAAGCTGTACATAAGAAATGGAAGGGATATAGCAAGCACCGCAAGGGCAATGAATATAACTCAATTTAAAGTATCGCAGTCATTGTCTATGGAAGGCGTTAAGTAGAATTGTATATTTGCTGCTATGAAACTAAGTAACTACGTATCGCTATCGGAGGTCACCAAGAGTGATACTGCCAAGCGCAAGGGTATAGACAATACTCCAACCCCAGAGCACCTAGAGAATCTAAAGACAATCTGTACTGAAGTCTTTGATAAGGTGCGTGAGCACTTCGGTGTTCCTATCTACATCTCTTCGGGCTACAGATCTGCTGGTTTGAACAAGGCCATCGGAGGCAGCAAGAACTCGGACCATAATCTTGGTAGGGCGTTAGACCTAGACCAAGATGGTAGGGGTAATGGGATTACTAATATGGAAGTGTTTGAGTTTATTAAGGACAACCTAGAGTTCGATCAGCTCATCGCTGAGTTCCAGCGTGCTGATGGAAACTTTGACTGGGTTCACGTTGGTTACCGCAAGGGAGCCAACAGAAAGCAGATACTTGTAGCCTACAAGGAGGGCACCAAGACAAAATACAAACCATTTAAATAATATCTTTGTACCTATGAAAGCAAAGATGACTGTTTACCAAGAAGGCGGAAAGATGCCTGTTGGCACAAAGAAAAAGATGACCGATATGGAGATTGCCAAGGCAAACCGTATGGATATGTTAACCCAGGAGCGCAACACCATCCGAAAGAATGACCCCGATGCACTGGCCGCGTTTGATCGCGGACTAAAGGCGCAAGGATTTATGGTTAACAAGAAGCCAGCCGCTAAGCCAGCTGCCGCAGCCGTCAAGAAGATGATGGGCGGAGGAAAAATGGATATGTACTCTAAAGGAGGAAAGATGGATACGTACGGTATGGGCGGTAAAATGAAGAAGTACCTTATGGGAGGCCAAGTAAAGATTGACAAGAACAAGGACGGAAAGATTTCCGCCATTGACTTCAAGATGCTAAAAAAGAAGTAAACAGTTATGAAAGCCAAGAAGTACAACTACGGTGGTAGGATGAGTGATGAGTCCGGTGAGGAGATTGAAATCAAATCAATGGATATGGCATCTGGGATGAAGCAGCTTGAAGCTGCTGTAAAAGCCTCAGGAAAGACTCCTAGCAGCTACAAGTTCAAGGCCTGCTTCTACGAAGAGGACGAGGACTAGATATTGTAAGCAAAACTGCTTATGAAAACTAAAAAGTACTACGACAGCAACCCCAAGGCTTACCAAAAGAAGAAAGAGTACGATACGGAGTATCACTCCACCGACGAGCGTAAGAAGTATCGGGCTGAGCTCAACAGAAAGAATCGTCAAGCCGGCAAGTACGGAAACGGAGATGGTCTAGACTACGACCATACCGAGCGTAGGTTCATATCAGCGGTAAAGAACAGATCTAAAAAGTAAACAACCCCCAATATGAAAAGTACATTATTATCACTACTTGCTGCTTCAGCATTACTAAGCTGCGCGAGCGAAGAATCAAAAGACGCTAAGGCCCTTAAGATCCACGAAGGCCTTTATGCCTTCTGCGGAGCATCAGGTGCGGAGCTTACTGGAAAGCAGATCATAGTGCAAGGAAAGGTATTTGAAGAGGGCTGTTCTATCTGTCCAGTGTTGGATGGACCTTCGGTCTCTAACCTAGCTATGGATGGCTATAGCTTTAGCTGGGGCTCTGAGTTCAGTACCGATAGAAACTTTCAGTACCCGAACAACGACGGAAGCACAGTATGGGATGGTAAGTCAGTGTGGTCTCTGTACTGGTACTTTGACACTTCTAGCTTTGTTCCTCAGTACAATCCTAAAACACAGGATTGGGAGATGATGCACCCAAAGAACCGCTCGTTTATCGTTAACACAGACTACGCAGTAACAAGTGAGAGCAATATGTTCTGTATGCCCTGTGAGGTTTTCGATACCACGGAGACTGGAATCGTTCTAGCTAAATGCTACGGGCCTATGAATGAGGCTGCTGTTCCTCTTCGTAGGGCTATCGAAGTAAAGACTGGTATGAAGTCAATCACCGCAGCGATAGCAGGAAAGCCATACCCGGTGGGAACACCAGTTCCAGTTATGGAGATGAGCAAAAAAGCACAGAAAAAAGCAAAACTATAATGAAAGCCAAGAAGAAAGACAGCCACGTAATGGTTCCAGCACCAGCTGGTCATCACTGGATGATGGAGAAAGGTCGTTACTATGTGATGGCTGACAAGGACGGAAAGTTTACCCCTCACGAAGGAGCTTCGAAGGAGGCAAAATTCCGGCTATACTCCGCCCATCAATCTTAGCCTGAGCGATAATCTTCTTGCCAAGGGGAGTATCCTCGTGGCCCTTTAGCTTTCTACCTAATAGAACTGTGGGGATGCCCTCTGCCCTGTTGGGTATGGTCTTGTTGATGGTTTTTTTGTCGTACTGAAGCTCCACAGTCTCCTTACCGGAGGCTATATCCCTCCACCTCTCTACAATCATACGCCCCTGCTGGGTTAGTGAGTACCTTTTGCGGTAGTTCCACCTGTTCTCATCGCGAAACCACATAGAGGTGTCCTTGTGGATGTCGATATCCTCCATCGAGAAGTAGTCGAACAGCAATTCCCGCTTCTTCATCCTAACAGTAAGCCAGTCTTTGGTCTGATTGTAGGACTTCGACAGCTGTTGTGCCATCCACTCGATGGTAAAAAACTCTAGGTCGTAGGCGAAGAGCAGAAAGTCCACCTGTATTGGCAGGAGCTTATACTCCTGCTTCATAAACTTGTTGGCGTGCCAGACGAATTTGTATAGGGTAGGCCCGCGATCGTCGCGGTAGGCGAAGTCCCTAAACTTTAGGTCTTCCTTTTTCTTGAACTTTTTAGCCAATGAAGTAAATTGTATCTTTGTAGCAAAAGTACGAAATATGGGAACACTTAGTGGTCAGCGCGTAAAAGATGCATTCGGTTCACTCCTTAAGATGGAGAGCGGAACAGCAACATCGACGACTAAAATAATTGAAGACGGAGCAGGAAACGATACCGCCCTCAAACTGTCAACGGTAAAGGTTGAGGTAAACGGAACTCTTGCCTTCACCTCTGCCCCAAGTACTGGGTCTACTGAAGTAGCAGCCCTTTTCCTTGACGCTAGCAACAACATTGTAAAGCGTAACCTTGGAACAGCAGCGTTTACCTCAGGGTCTAGCCTAACGCCCGTAGCTCCTCTTGCAATTGCAAGTAATGTAATCTCCATCAGTGCGCCAACGACCTTGTCGCAGCTGACGGAGTCTACCGTTGCCATTGCTGACACCTTCCTGATTTACGACGCATCTACTACCGTATACAAGTACATCACCATTGAGGACCTTACCCAGTATGTAGGAGCCAACGTGACAGTTACGGCTGGAACAAATAACAACATTGTATACAATAGCGGCGGAGCACTCGCTGGAAGCGCTAATTTAAACTTCTATGACACTTCAGCTGCTGAGATTCTTGCATTTAGCGGTGATAAGTTCATTATCACTCCTACGGTTGCTGACTCAGGCACTAGTTTCCGGAGTCGCAAAAGCTCTGTTGCTAACGGGGCTTCAGGAGCTACACTGTTTACATTCGGCCTCAGTGGTGAGGAAAAAATGTTGATTATGGAATACTTTGCCTACAACAATTCTCGCGATCGTACGCGAATCGGAACATTGTATGTGGTTGTAAACACATCTACTGGAACAGCAACGGTAACCGACACAATCAACGTATCTAACGGAGCATCTACATCCTCAAGTCTTACGCTTGGTGCAACACTTAGTGGGAACAACATTTTAATAACAGCAACAAACTCTACTGGAGTAACCTACTTCTTCCTTGCTACTGAGCGTAACTTCTACATCACATAATGACAAAAGAAGAGGCTAGGATTGAGCTATTTATGTTTGCAAAGAACAGCTTTGATGACATATTAAACAAAGCCGAAGATCTTGGTCTGCTTGATGACTTTATGATGATTGCATCAGCAGGTATTGTGGTGGACCAGATAGACGGGAACAGCGTTGTTGAGTCTGTGTCTAACATCAACGTAGACACCAAGGAGGAGATGATTTCCTTGATCACATACCTTATGGGATCCTACAGCGAGGACGACGAAGCCGACGATACATCCAATATAGATTATTGGCTAAATTTGAACTAAATTAAAATGAAATGGAACTTATCAGAAAAATCATTGCTGGGACCGACCCACTGAAAGCCTTAGCCTACTATGTAGGCCAGAAGGCAGGGGACGGAGAGATCGACTCCATCGTTCTCGACGGTTCTCACCTCCACTACCACGGGGAGCGCAAGTACCTAATATACCTAAAGAAGGAAGACACGCTTATGTTGTGGAAGACCATCGAGGGTATGCCAGTTATAGTAGAATACGACTGTAACTTCTAGTTGTAACCGACTTACAACTTTTATTTATTTTAATTAAACATATGATACCATTGTACCACATACTAGTGCACATACCTAGCGCTGTAAACGACACCATCAAGGTGGGAGAGTCAGAGCTTTACCTCGACACTAAGTTCAACGAGTTCCAACACCGCACTATGAAAGCGCTTGTTGTAGGCATTCCCGCCAAGTTCAAGTCCGAGCTAGAGATAGGAGACTATGTATTCCACCATCACCACGTTGCACTCAACGACACCCAAGTCGTTGACCCTAAAGAGAAGATATACCGCGTCAACTACGACCCCTTCGGTGGTCAGGGTAACCAGGCATACCTTATCGAGAAGCCCGACGGCAGCCTTATTGCTGTTGCGGACTGGGTGTTCCTAGAACCCTTTGATATCGATGCTGACAAAGAGAAGAGCTTCATAGAAATCATCACCCTCAAGGAACCAGAGAAGCGCTGGGGTCGTATCGTTTACGGCAGCCAGTGGCTAGAGGAAGAAGGTCTCGCTGTGGGCGACGTGGTGTACTTCGCCAAGGACGCAGACTACGAGATGGACATCAATGGCCGCAAGCTGTGGCGTATGCAAATTCACCACCTGATATGTCAAAAGCTGTAAAGTTCACAACAGTTAATGCTGCGCGTAACCTCATCTCTGCGATGGAGGCTGCGATCAGCAATATGACCGAGGAGATCCGTAAGCCGGTAGACCCCGATTTAACGGGGTCCGCCCGCAAGGCAGAGCTGCAGGCTATCAAAGACACCGCCCTAGCCTGTAAGGAGCTTATCGTAGAGAGGCAGAAGCTAGAGCAGCTTGTTGGCGACATCGAGGAGTCCGGATCCTTTGAAAAGGAGAAGGACTTCAAGGGGGGCTTCGCCGAGAGGATGGCAAGATAATGGCTGGACTTAAGGTAATAGACAAGCAGGAGGTGATAAACATCTGTCCGAACAATTCGGACGGACCTATCATTGAGATAGAGTCCCTCAGCATCCAGTTACCAAAGCCGGAAAGTTTTCTCTTTAGCGACCTACCCAGGCATCAGCAGATGTGGAAGCGTCAGGACATACCTAGGGAGCTCGCTCAGATAAACTCTATGGACGACTGGTACGAGTCACCGCGTGAGTTCCAGCAGAGGTGGAGCCCCTACATTGAGCAGGAGTTCAAGAGGCGTAAGGAAGGCCTGTGGTTTATGAACAACGGGGAGGAGACCTACATTACGGGTCACCACTATATGTTCCTTCAGTGGAGCTCCATAGACATCGGATACCCTACGTACCTAGACTTCCAGCGTAAGCTGTTTGTCCACCTCTCGGCCTGCGAGTCAGACCCTCGGTGTCTTGGTCAGATATACACTAAGTGTCGACGTTCTGGGTATACCAATATGAGTGCAGCGGTGCTTGTAGACGAAGGTAGTCAGGTGAAGGAAAAGCTGTTAGGTATTATGAGCAAGACAGGAACAGACGCCCAGGAGGCGGTGTTCGGTTCTAAGATCATCCCCATATTCAAGGGCTACCCATTTTTCTTTTCTCCAATTATTGACGGAACGACTAACCCGCGTATGGAGCTCGCCTTCCGAGAGCCATCGAAGAGGATCACCAAGAAGAATAAGACGACCTCACGAGGTGAGGCCTTGGACACTATAATCAACTGGAAAAATACCACCAACAACGCATACGACGGAAGCAAGACCCATATGCTGTTTCTTGATGAGGCTGGTAAGTGGCTGAATCCTAATGACATAAGAGAGGTGTGGAGAATCCATAGGACCTGTCTGCTTGTGGGTCGTAGGGTGATTGGAAAGGCGATGGTGGGGTCCACGGTAAACCCGCTGGACAAGGGCGGCAGGGAGTTTAGGAATCTGTACTACGACTCCGACCCTAACGACCGCAACGAGAACGGAAGGACCAAGAGCGGGCTTTATAAGATATTCATCCCAGCATACGATGCGATGGAGGGATTCTTCAGCCAGTACGGACTTCCTATTGTTGAAGACCCAGAGACTCCAATGCTTACCGAAGACGGAACCATAACCGAAATTGGGGCTAGGACGTTCTTAAAGAACGAGAGAAAGGGTCAGCAGAATAACAGCTATGAGCTCAACGAAATCATCCGTCAGTTCCCCTTTACCGAGGACGAGGCGTTCCGCGACTCGACCAAGAGTTCTCTGTTCAACATCCAGAAGATATACGAGCAGATACAACATAACGAGGAGCTTTATCCAAACCCTGTTGTCATCGGTAACTTCCAATGGAAAGACGGTAAGATGGACAGCGAGGTAATCTTCGCCCCCGACCCTAATGGGCGGTGGCGTGTGGCTTGGCTAGCACCTGCTGATATTCGAAATAAACGAAAGGTTGAGAACAATAAAGCTGTTGCCCCCAACGGAGCATTCGGGGTTATGGGTGTTGACTCCTACGACCTTGACACCACCCTTGACTACAGGTCCTCAAAGGGTGCCTGCCACGTATACAACAAGTTCTCAATGGAGCACCCATCCAATATGTTTGTCGCGGAGTACGCCTCACGGCCTCCGCTCGCCAAGATATTCTACGAGGACATCCTTATGGCTGCCGTCTTCTACGGATACCCTGTGCTGATAGAGAACAACAAGTACGGCATCGCTAGGTACTTTGAGTCAAGAGGATACGATGAGTATCTTATGAACCGCCCTGCGCATCTAGCGTCTACCTCTTCAAAGATGAACGTAAAGACAAAGGGTATACCTTCCAACAGCCAAGATGTGATACAAGCTCACGCTCAGGCTATTGAGTCCTACATCCACGACCACGTAGGCCTCCACAATGAAAGTGGTAAGTTCGGAAGGATGTATTTAAACAGGACACTTGAGGACTGGATTAATTTTAAGATAGACGACAGGACGAAGTTTGACTTAACAATTAGCTCAGGGCTGGCGCTGCTTGCTGCCCAGAAGCAGGTTAAAGAAGTCAAAAAGACAAACTTCAACGAGAGGGTTTTCTTCCGCAAGGGTAAGGAAATTAGGCGATAAGTTAAGTTCGTACCTTTGTCCATAAACTCCGATAAATGGATCAATACTCTGTAAAAAGTAACTCATACGACTCTACGTTCCCAGACCCTTTTGCCTCACACGATGTAAAGGTGGGAAAGAGGTACGGTCTTCAGTACGCAAAGGCTGTATACGGCCAGTGGGGAAGCGCCCAGTACGAGGGGTCTCTGTACAGCAAAAGATTCCGTGAGTTTGAAGTCTCTAGGGACTACGCCAACGGAACGCAAGACACATCCATCTACAAGCAGATACTTACCTCTCTTGACCCAAACAATGGTGATGGGTCTCTGGTGAACCTAGACTGGACACCAGTTCCTATCGTTCCCAAGTTTGTAAAGATTGTAGTCAACAAGATTCTGTCTTCTAAGTTCTACCCCAACATTGAAGCTGTTGACCCTTTATCACGCAGTGAGAAGGACTACGAGAAAAATAAGATGAAGATATTCATCGAGAACAAGGATATCCTAAAGGAGGCGAAGGACTCAGGACTTCGCACCGAGGTAGACCCAGATTCACTTCCCGATACCGCTGAGGAGACCGAAATTTTCCTTGAGACTAACATCAAGACCGCTGCCGAGATTGCTGCCCAGATTGGCATCAACCTAACGCTCAGCTGGAATGACTTCGACGAGCGCATTTTTAGGCGCAATGTCGAAGACCTCGTCACCTGCGGTATTGCTGTCACCAAGCGCAGCAACGACCCCAACTACGGGATTGTTGAGGACTATGTAGACCCAGCATTCTTTATCCACAGCTTTACCTCTGACCCAAACTTTACGGATATAACCTACGCAGGCCACGTAAAGCGTATGAGCATCTCTGAACTTAAGAGAACCGCAGGCAACCAGTTCACCGAGGACGAGTACGAGAAGATGGCAAGGACGGTTATGAACCGCTTTGGTAATGATTCTAGTAGGCTTATGGGATCTGGGTACGACCCAGGTATGGAGCGCTACTACTACGGCTACGACGAGTACACCATCGAAGTCCTTGACTTTGAGTTCGTTAGCGTTGACAACATCATCTTTGAGAAGAAGGAGTCTCGTTTTGGAAACATTGGTTTCTACTACAAAGGCCACAAGTACAATGCCCCACAGCAGAGTGTGTATGATAGGGAGGCTGTCTATATGCAGAACCAGACGCTGTATGGTGGTAATTACATCCTAGGGACTGACTACATCTACGACTACGGATTGAAGAAGAACATTCCTAAAAATGTTCACGACCTCACCCGCACCCGGATGAGCTACAGCATTGTGGCCACCAACATCCGCAAGTCTATTCCTAAGTCTATGGTTAGCGGCATCATCGGCTTTGCCGACCAGCTGCAGATCACCCACCTAAAGCTCCAACAGTCTATCGCTAAGGCTAAGCCTGATGGATTGATTATCGACATCGAGGGACTTGAGAACGTACAACTAGGACGTGGCGGAGAGCTACAGCCTCTGGACCTTCAAGACATCTACGAGCAGACGGGTATCTTCTACTACCGCAGCAAGAATCCTGACGGCAGCTTCCAGAACCCACCGATCCGTCCCCTTGAGAACGGCATCAGAAACATCAACGAGCTCATTACCATCTACAACCACGCTCTGCGTATGATTCGTGATGCTACGGGCATCAACGAGGTTATGGATGGAACGAGCCCTAAGGGAGACCAGCTTGTTGGCGTACGCCAGCAGCAACTGGCGGCAGGCAACAATGCTCTTGGGGATATTAGCAATGCAGCGATTGTGCTGTACCGAAGGATCTGTGAGGACGTTGTGAAGTGTCTTCAGATACTTCCCCCGAAGTCTATCCTATACAAGGCCTACGAGACTGCTATTGGCAGGGAGAATATGGCGGTGCTGTCGAGTTTCTCTAATCTGCCTATGTATAACTTCGGTGTTAGGGTTGTCGCTGATATGAACGAGATTGACCGTATGTATTTAGAGCAAAACATCCAGGCTTCTATTGCCCAGGGCGAGCTTGACATCGAGGATGCTATTGCTATCCGTCAGTTAAGGGACATCGACCAAGCCGAGAGGTTGCTTATCGTACGCCGTAAGAAGCGTATGAAGGTCCGTCAGGAGATGGCCCAGCAGAACTCTCAGTTCCAGGCTCAAGCCAACGCACAGGTCGCTCAGGTGACAAGCCAAGCCAAGATGCAGGAGGACCAGATGAAGGCACAGTTAGACGCTCAGAAGATTCAGCTAGAGGCTGAGGCTAAGGCTCAGCTGCTGCAGGTGGAGTACGGACTTAAGATGCAGTTGGCTCAACTGCAAGGAGACTACGGAATCAAAGAGCAGCAAATTGAATCTGGCGTACGTCAGAGTGCCGATCAAGAGGCTGAGGACCGCAAGGACAACCGCATTAAAGAGCAAGCAGTTGCCCAAAGCAAACTGATTGCCCAGCGTAAGGGAGACCGTTCTGAGTTGGAGAAGCAGGACCTCGAGAGTCAAGAGGATATCGTGGATATCATATTGAACCAATAGCTATCTTTGTAAGGAATTAGCGTTTTCTCTTTAACCTCTAACCTTTACCATTGTGAGCTATTCAAACATTACCAACCCAGTAAACTACCAACTTCAAGCATTCGGTCAGAAGGGATTTAGGGTAGTAACCTCAGCATTTACTCCTGTTAGCGGAGAATTCTACCGAGCATTTACCATAACCAGCGACGCAGTGGTCACCGCTACATCGGTAGAAGGGGATAGCCTTAGCGCTGTAACGCTACTTGCCGGAACAACAGTTTACGGATTGTTCAGCGCAATCAGCGTTTCTTCTGGAACGGTAATCGCCTATATCGCATAAAGATGATTGGTCTCGGTTTAAGCGTAAGCCTGACTCCGTCTGGTGCTGGATTCCTTCGCGGAGCAGCTCAGCTAATCTACAATGACTACTACAACCGAGTAACGGCAGATGGTGGTACTGTGGAGGGAGAGTCTTGTTTTGAGCGTGCTGTATTCCTACTTGGTGTTCGTAACACCGTCAACTACATCGACCTAATCTTCCAAAGATGGACTGCCGACGGCGGAACCATAGAGGCGGAAGATTGCTTTACAAATTCTTTCTTTGCGCTAAATCAATAAAAAATGTCATCATTCTACTCAGACGCATCACTAGTTTTAATTCCCTCTGGCTACAAGAATCAGAAGGTTTACTCTGCAGTCCCAACGGACGGGAGCGGAGATTTGTCGTTCACCCGTGCCTCTGATGCCACCCGTGTGGCAAGCAACGGCCTAATTGAAAAGGTGCGGACTAATAACTTTGTTCAAAGCCAAGCATTAGCAACATCTTGGCTGGTCTTTGCCGCTAGTGGTGCTGGTACTATTGTGCGGACAAATAACTATGCCGCTGCACCCGATGGAACGATGACTGCCACCCGCATACAAAATACTGGCACAAGCACTGTTCAATGGGTTTACCAAAATTTAGTAAGCTCACCATCCGTTGTATCAATTTATGCCAAAAGAACTGGAGCAACAAACCAAACATTTACATTGTTTGGCAATAATGGAAATACGCAATCGGCAACCTTTACCGCAACCGACACTTGGCAGCGATTTACATTTGCTTTAGGTTCGCATATATCGTTGCCAGTAGGCATCAATGCCGATGCTTCTGGAAGTGCTTATGACATCCTTTTTTGGGGCGCACAACTTGAAGATGGAGACGTAGCAACCGACTACATCGCCACCACCACCGCAGCGGTATCAGTTGGCCCCGTTAGCGGTTTACCCCGCTTGGATTACTTGGGGTCTACTTGCCCTCGCTTGTTGCTGGAACCGCAGCGGACTAATGTACTGCAATACTCGGAGCAAATAGACAATGCGGCTTGGGCTAAATCACTCACAACGATAACGGCAAACGCAGTAACTTCACCAAGTGGCTATCAAGATGCGGATAAATTAGTAGAAACGGCTTCGCTGGGCGTACATAGGGCAGCACCTACAAGTACAACAAACCTAAATGGAACTTATTCGTTTTTCGCAAAAAGCGGTGAAAGAACAAAGGTTGCCATACTTTCAACCACGATTGATTTAGGTTTTGATTTATCAAATGGTACCTTGATTAATTTAGGTTCTGGAACATCAGTTGGCAAAATTGAAAACTACGGTAATGGATGGTATCGCTGCTCTTTACCGCAAGCCAGTGGAATTGTTGCGCTTTCTTTAGCCCTTTTGGACGATGCTGGCAACATTTCTTACACGGGCAACGGCACAAGTGGCGCATATTTTTGGGGCGCACAACTTGAAGTCGGAGCCTACGCCACCTCGTACATCCCCACGCTTGGGGCATCAGTTACAAGGGTTGCGGATGCTGCTTCAAAGACGGGCATTAGTTCTTTGATTGGGCAGACGGAGGGAACAATGTTTATTGACACGCAAGTAGGCGATGAAACGGATGAGGTTTACGGATGGCTTCAGGCATCTTTGTCTGGAAATCCAAATGACTCAATTCAGATTAACCGAGCGACTACAACTGTACAATGTCAAGTTTATATTGGTTCATCCGTTACTGGTTTCATAAGTGGTGGTAGCATTACAACAGGTCAGCGCATAAAAATAGCAGTAGGGTACAAACAAAACGATGTAGTGCTTTATTTAAACGGAACACAAATTGGGGTTGACACATCAACCAATATACCAACTTGCGCAGTATTTCAATTAGGTGCATACCCTCCGCTTTTGAGCGATTACACAAATAATGGCGGAATCAAGCAAGCCCTACTATTCAAGACCCGTCTAACCAACGCCCAACTGGCTGAACTAACCGCATAATTCAACACACGATGAAATTCTTAAAATACGAGTTCACGCCCACGCAATGGGCAACGGCTAAAGCAAAGATTGAGTTAACGGGCACCGACCCCGAAGGCGAAACCTACCAATACTACAACCCCGAATTAGTTACTGCCGTAGTGGAACTCGGCCACCTATGCACCCAATGGGGAACCGATGCCGAAGGCAACAAAGTTTGTGAGGTAACGTCACCAAAGTACGCAGTTGACATTTTGTGGACTGCCGAACCAATGACAACTTCGTTTGCGTCTTATGTCGTATGGCCTTCGCCTTGCGGAGTTCATATCTTCGCAGGATGGGAATCAGCATACGCAACCGAGTATTGCGTAGCGAACCCAACTGCTGCCTACTGTATTCTGCCTCCAGTACCACCGACCGAAGAGTAACATTCGTATCTTTATATACGTTATAGGGGCCTATTGTGCCCCTTTGACGTTTTGTACCTTTGCAATCGTATGGCAGCAAATCAAGTAGACTTTAAGATCCTTCCGAGCGATCAATTTAGCGTATATAGTCCCCAGACCCGAAGCGACAAGGTAATCACCTATTTTACTTTGCTGTCTAAACTTCGTGGAGACATCCTATCCGTTGGGCAAGACGACGACCCAAACGATATTGTCTCGGCGTTCTACAGCAGCGTAGGGGGAACTCAGACCCTCCACCTTGTAAAGGCGGATGGGTCAGAGATTACGGCATCCGTCCCAGAGCCCACCGTAGGAACGGTTACCTCTGTCGACCTAACTGCTAGCACAGGAATCAGCGTTAGTGGGGGACCTATCACCACTAGTGGAAGTATTACCGTAACCAACACAGCACCCGATCAGGTGGTAGTGTTGACTGGTGCTGGGACAACCTCCATCAGCGGAACCTACCCAAGCTTTACCATCACAAGTAACGACCAGTATGTAGGTACTGTAACATCTGTTGGCCTTACGATGCCAGCGGCTTTCTCTGTTGCAAATAGCCCAGTAACTACTAGTGGAACCTTAGCGGTCACTGCAATTGGCTTAAGCTCTCAGTACATCAGGGGCGATGGCCAGCTAGCTAACTTCCCGACCCCTGGGGGTGGAGGCTCTAGCGTTAACTACTACCTAAATGGATCGGTAAACCAAGGTACGTTTGGTGGTGTCATCTACTATGAGTTAAGCAAGACACCAATCGCTGGAGCTGGAACGAATTTTACGAGGACTAGCGCTTCAGGAAATGGATACGTAGCTTCATTTATAACTGACGCTAACGACCCAGACCAGATAAACATACCTGGTGGAAACTTCAACCTAGAGTTCTACTTTAACTCGTCATCAAACGGTGGTTCGCCTGCGTTCTACGGAGAGTTGTACAAGGTAAGCACATCAAATGTGTTTACGTTAATTGCTAGCGGATCAGCCAACTCAGAAGTCATCACTGGAGGCACTTCTGTTGACCAGTACTACACCTCGATAGCTGTACCTCAGACTGCGTTACTTTCCACCGATAGGCTTGCTATTCGTGTGTATGTTATAGTAGACGGAAGAAACATCACGCTCCACACTGAGAATAGTAACTTCTCTGAGGTGATCACTACGTTCTCTACTGGCCTTAACTCACTTAACGGGCTTAGCGATCAGGTTCAGTACTTTGCTGTTGGTACTAGCGGAACTGATTTCGCGATAAGTTCTTCTGTAGACACCCATACGTTTAACTTGCCAACGGCTAGCGCCACCAACAGGGGCGCTCTGTCGTCTGCGGACTGGAGCACTTTTAGTGGCAAGCAGAATGCTTTAACGCTAACGACCACAGGAACCACTGGCGCAGCCACCTTAATTGGAGCTACGCTAAACATTCCAAACTACGCAGACCAGTTTGTAGGGACGGTAACTAGTGTAGACCTCACGGCTGGAACGGGAATAACCGTAAGCGGTGGTCCGATAACCTCAAGCGGGTCTATCACCGTAAACAACAGCGACAGAGGCTCATCGCAAAATATCTTCAAGAACATTGCTGTTGCTGGTCAGTCTACTATTGTGGCTGACCTAAATGATGATACTCTTACTATTGTTGCGGGAACAGGAGTTACAATCACCACTAATGACACTACGGATACTCTAACGATATCTGCAGCTGGAAGTGGGGGTACGATCACAGGAACTGGTACTACGAACTATGTTTCTAAGTTTACAAGTTCAAGCGCTATTGGTAACTCTGCTATCTATGATAACGCGGGCAACATCGGCATCGGGACGACGTCGCCTGGAACTAAATTAGATGTAGTAGGAAATGCTAGAATGGGTGCGAATACATCACAGCAAGCTTTTGCAGCATTACAAGTATCAGCCGGGGAGGGAACAACTACTACATACAGAGATATAGATTTACACGGTTTTTGGGCTGCAGGTGAAGGTCACGCTATAACAGCAAATTACGGAACAACAACATCTGATATCGTAGGACAAATTGTATTCCAGCACGATAATCCTGGTTCTAAAATTAAGTTTGGAAGATTGTATGATTCTGGAAATCAATCTACATATCCAATGGAGTTAGTTAGCGATGGTGGAAGCGCTAACTTAACAATAACGGGTAAAGTCGGAATTGGGACTACGAATCCAACTTCTAAATTATACATAGAAGGTGGTTCAGCTAACTGGAACGAAACCACGCCTGGTCTTTCTGTTGGTACCATCCATCTAGATCCTGGAGTAAGTACAAACGATTTCGGTAATGCTATAACATTTGGAGCTAGTGATGCGTCTAGTGGAACAGATGCTCAGGCTGGGATATATGTTCGTAGTGATGGAGCCTACGGTACAAAAATGTACTTTGCTACAACAGATGCTTATGTTACTGGAAGTAAGACAAGGATGTATATATCCGAAGCTGGAAGCGTCGGTATTGGTAACACTGCACCATCTCAGATACTCCACGTCACTGGAAACCTCCGAGTAACGGGAGCGTACTACGACTCCGGAAACTCAGCAGGTACATCAGGTCAGATATTGTCTTCGACCGCAACGGGTACTTCTTGGATTGCAGCACCTAGTGGTAGTATAAGTGGTAGTGGTACTACGAACTATGTGCCTAAGTTCACAGGTGCAAGTGCTATTGGTGACTCTGCCATATATGATAACTCGGGTAAAATCGGCATTGGTACGACCGCGGCTAGCGCTAAGTTTCAGGTTGTATCTGGAATTCAGTCAAATACGGTTTCCGTAGCTAATTCAGCAGCATATATATATGGGATAGATGTCGGTTTAGCTATTGGGCAAGACAATGGCGCTGGAGGATATGGAACTTGGGTTCAGTCTACTCGATTATCAGATGGAGTATCGTTTAGTATGGCTTTAAATCCCAATGGAGGCAATGTCGGTATTGGTACGATAGCTCCACAGGCATTGTTGCACGTATCTGGAACAGTTTCTTATGGTAGCGCTAGATTTAGCCCAACATCCGCTGACGGTGAATCAGCTATAGCCTTTTATGCTGACGTAGCAGGAACTAGTACAAGTACATCTTGGGTAGTTGGTCAGGCTGGGTGGGGACACACTGGAGACTTTGTTATTGGTAATGAAAATGGTGGGGCTGGCGGCAATGTAAGACTCCTAATAGAGCGCTCCGGCAACGTCGGAATTGGGACGACGGGTCCAGCATCTAAGCTTCACGTTCAAGATGGAGATATAAGGATATACAATAGCACTTCCGCAAATCCGACTATATACTTTGGCAACTATAACGTAAGTACAGCATATCCACAGGTATCCATTGTTCAATCAGACGCTGGGTCTTATGGTGGGAACCTTGAGTTCTACACTAAGCCAAATGGAGGGCCAACAAATGCATTGATATTTGCAATGAATATTACCCACCAACAAAGAGTTGGCATTGGGACGACGGCACCATCGTTTAAGACAACTATATCTGCAGACATCACAAAAGATGGTGATCTAAGCCCTGGGACTGCACAATTGTCTCTTGAGGGAATAACCACTCCTGGAAAAAGAATGATTCTAGGGTATGATACTAATAGTAATGGTTTTGGTTTCATTAAGGCTGGAAACTTTGGGGTAACGTGGACAACATTATCGCTTCAGCCAGATGGTGGCAACGTCGGCATTGGGACGACGAGTCCTGCTGCTAAACTACACGTTGCTGGCACTCAATACATATCTGGTGATTTAAGAATAGGTTCGTCATTTGGAGCTACAAATCAAACAAGTATATTTAAGGACCAAGGGTCCGCTGGTCTTGGTATTTTTACGTGGGGAGATACGGCTCCAGTTGTTATTGGTGGAGGTCACGTAATAATACGGTCTGAATCCGGTGCGAACAGAAATCTTTATGTTACTGGCAACGTCGGCATTGGGACGACGGGGCCATCCTACAAGCTAGACGTTGTTGGAGACGCTCGCATCACCTCGGGCTCATTAGGCGTGGGGGTTGCCCCCAACGCCACCGACGGACGTATCGACGCATCCAACGACATCGTAGCATTCCAGACCTCAGATAGGAGGCTAAAGGAAAACATCACCCCCATCACTAACGCACTTGAAAAGGTTCGTTCTCTAACAGGTGTAATGTTCGACTGGAAGGAAGAGACCAAGTCTGTCCACGGATACGAAGGACACGACGTAGGTATCATCGCCCAAGACGTGCAGGCAGTACTCCCAGAAGCTGTCCGTACCAACGACACAGGATACCTATCGGTACGCTACGAGAAGATGATTGCACTACTGATTGAAGCAAACAAAGAACTCGCTACTCGTGTTGAAGAACTAGAATCTAAATTAAAATGACCTTACCCCTTTCGGGCCCTCTAGAGGCCAGCGACATCAACGTAGAGCTTGGACGCTCAGCAACAGCAACATTCTCTATTACTGATGCAGCAACAGGGGTTTATGGTGCCATCAATACCTGTAGCATTCCCCACCCTAATGGAACTGCTCCCCACGCCTATTCGGAGTGGTACGGGTACAACCACAACGCTATATGTCTTAATTCATATTATGCATTCCTTGATGACCCATCCAGCGGATCGGGTAAACTTTACTCGCTCACTAAAGACTACTGGACCGTTGTTTCATCATCAAGGCCAAGTCCAGCATCTTCAATGACCATAAGCTTTTGGATGAAAATGACAGATAATTGGGGAACCAATCGTGCTGGTCTTATTGAGTTTACAACTGGATCTAGCAATAATAGTCTTCTAATAGATTGGCGGCTGTCGGAAGATCTTTTAAACCCTGGAACTTATTTTAACGATATACTTTTCTTTTTTAGAACTGGATCAACAGATATTTTGTCGAGTATAGTAAACTTAGCAGATTCAAACAATTCTTCACTTACAGGAATAAATTCTGGTGGTTACTGGGACAATAGTGGCAATACCGGATATGTTGATAGCAATGGTTACTCATTGATAACCATTGTCATCGACTACAGCCAATATGGAACATCTCAATATGCTAAGTGGTACTGGAATGACACGCAACTTATTGTCCCTTGGCAACCAAATCCCGGAAATGGAGAATCTTTTACAGATGGAGTATCCTCATTATCGGGACCAAACTGGACCAACAGCAGGCTGTATGTTGGCGGAACTTCTGGACTTCCCGCTGAATGCCAACTTGATGGATTTGCCATATTCTTGAATACAGCACTTAATCAATCGGATGTTACAAGCATATACAATGGTGGCGCTGTTGCCCCTATTGCATCATATACGGGTATATCGTCAGCCCTTTTGTTTTACAACTTTGAAAACGATACTCCAAACATTGGACTCGACACAGGCGGAACATATACGATGGATCTTAATGAGCTAAACAATCCGCAAAGAGTTCAAGACCCAGCTCTCTAATTGAATACTTTGTATATTTGCCTAACTAACTAGTACATAACAATGAGCGATATAATTTACACCTGGGACTGCCGTACAGTAGACTGCTACCCGACCAAAGACGAGCAAGGCGTAGAGCTGGATGACGTAGTGTACAACATCCACTGGCGCCTAACAGGAACACAGGCTGTTGATACCAAGACCTACACCGCTACCGTTATCGGCACGCAGATGGTCTCTGCTGACGACATCGACCCTGCCACCTTCGTTCCCTTCGAAGATCTTACCAACGAGATTGCCACAGGATGGTGCACCACATCAATGGGACCAGAGCAGGTAGCAAACCTAGAGACCTCTGTAGCTAACCAAATCGCGAGTCAAATCAATCCAACGTCTATAACGTTGGTGATTGGTCAGCCCATACCTCCTACCCCTCCTACTCCAGTAGTTTAGTAGTATATTTGCATAAATAATTAAATATATGTCATCATCATCAACAACACACGTAGCAAAAGAGCTCATCGACACTGTCAAGCAGCTCCAATCATCAATGGAGGCAATCAAGTCTGAGCTTGGCACCATTACACTTATCGAATCACGCAAGGCTAAGCTAATCGCCTCCTTCGAGGAGGCTGAGGTGTCTATGAAGGACGTGAGGGAGAAGATCTACAAGGATTACGGAGACGGAACCATCGACCTCAACACTGGCGAGTTCACCCCCAACGGTGTGCCCGAGGCTGAGATTGTAGAGTAGATACTGGCACAGGCAGATAGGCCCCTTAGTGTGGGGCTTATCATAAGCTGGTTAAGGCAAAGCCCCGCAAGGGGCTTTTCTTTTTGGCATAACTTTGCACTACTTCAAACCCATTCATTTAAACAGATGAAATTTTTTACTTACATAAAAGAAAAACTTATGGGCTTTGCCTCTATCTTTAAAGATGACAACAACTGGAATGAGAAAACCATTATTGGTTTTATGTCATTTGCTGTAATGGTTATAGTAATGGTTGCGGACGTTGTCTCTGGCGTTATGGGTAAAGACCTAGTTATTAACGAGTTCACTTATAATTCTTTTGTAATCATTACCCTAGGATCATTTGGAATCGCAGGACTAGAAAAGTTCGCTAAGAAATGAAGATGCCCGTCAACTTTGAGCAGTTCCAAAAGAACCCCACCGCAGCAATAGCGTTTATTGCATTGGCAGCCGTAGGCTATTTATACATTGATCAGAAGATGAGCAACTCAACAACCGATGAGCGTTGTCAAACAAGAGTGGGTGAGCTTGAGGTGAAGGTAGAAAAGTACACCGAACACGTCAGACGGCTAGACTCAGCGTTAGCCTACACAAGTGCTAAAAACGAAATGCTAATACAAACACGATGAAAGCCACACAAGCTGCAGTAATTCTGTTAATCCTTCTAATCATTGGTGGAATCCTTAGCGCACAAAAGCCAAAAGTAAAAGTGGTAGATGAGATGGACTTGATGATTGAGAAGTCCAACCAAACTATGCGTAAAGCGGCATCCGTATCAAAGAGCGCAGACAATCTAATTGTTGCGGAAGTAAAAGAAATGAAGGCCACCATCACAACTTTAGAGGAGGAGAAGGTCGCCCTCGTTGAACAAGTTAAAACAATGCAAGATGAAATCGTTGCTATTAGCGAGCAGCCTGCTGCTTTGCCATTTAACGTACTCGCAATCCTACCCGATTCAACGGGTGGAGGGGAGTGATACGGTAGTCGTTCTTAAGCTGTCTCAGGCAGCGTCTATGAACAGCAAGTTTGTCAAGCTGAAGAAAGAGATTGACTCTGTAAGCGTAGACTATCGTGGTATGAAGTCTGTTGCCGACTCTCTTGCTACTGAGAACATCAAAACCACAGAGACCCTACGTAAAGCCCTTCTAGAGCCTAAGGCTGCAGTCAGTAGGGCAAACGACCAATGGATTGGTGGAATAGCTACGTATCTATGGGGCAGATTTGTATTCTTCGTATTATTTGAGCAGTGATGGAAGAAAGAGTAAAGAACCTCCTTAAGAAGTACGGGTTATCTGGAATTAATAAAGCCAAAGCAACTCCCTCACACCCAAAGAAGTCGCACATCGTATTAGCTAAGGTCGGAGATAAGGTTCGCCTTATCCGCTTTGGGCAAAAAGGTGCTGACACAGTAACCGAGAGCAATCCTACTGCTGCTCGTGCTGCAAAGCGTGCGAGCTTTAAGGCTCGGCACGCAAAGAACATCGCCAAGGGTAAGATGAGCGCGGCGTACTGGGCAAACAAAATTAAGTGGTAGGTCGTGAAGGTTGCTAAAAAAACAAACCCAGAACTTTGGGAGAAGTCAAAGGCTCAGGCTAAGGCTAAGATGGGCGGAAAGCACTCAGCTAGAGCTATGCAGCTTGCTGTTTCTATCTACAAGAAAGCAGGCGGAGGATACTCCGGCGCAAAGACGAAGACAAGCCTCAGCAAGTGGACCAAGCAGAACTGGCGCACCAAGAGCGGCAAGCCATCAGGCGAGACAGGAGAACGCTACCTTCCAGAGAAGGCAATCAAATCATTAAGCTCTAAAGAGTACGCAGCCACCACCCGCGCTAAGCGCGAGGGGACTGAGAAAGGCAAGCAATTCGTTGCCCAACCCAAGGCTATTGCCAAGAAAATCGCTCGGTTCCGTAAGTAGCCATATACGAAACTGTTGCAAAATATGCAATAGTTATTTGAACTAATTTTGCGTTATTAATAACAAAATTTATTTTATATGAGCAATGACATTGAAAGCGCTCTAAGCGCAATGGGATACGAGGTAACCAGCGGAGAGGTGCCAGAGGGAACGCCACTAGACGCCCCCACCTTCTCAGTACCTGAGGGAGCAGAGGTTTTAGACTTTAGCAATCAAGTTGCAGAGTCTACACCAGAGCAACCAGAGGCCGCACCGCAGGAGACCTACGAACCCCAACAGCAACTAGAACAGGAGTCTGTTCAAAGTTCTTTTACAAATGAACCCGAGCCAGAGATGTCTGAGCAAGAGTTCGAGGCTGCAGTCGCAAGCTACGTCAGTGAAAAGCTAGGCGTATCTATCGATAGCATCGAACATCTTACCCAGCTTCTTGAAGCTCAAAAAGCCCCATCAATTGACGAGAGAATAAAGGCAATCGCCGACTTCGTTGAAGAGACAGGACGTGATCCACTTGACTGGTTTAGATACCAGTCAATTAATCCGTCTGAAATGGATGAGCTCAGCGCTGTGAAACTGCAGCTAGCTGTTGACTATCCTAATCTCTCTAATGAAGACATCGATTTACTGGTGAGGTCCAAGTACAAAGTAGACGAGGACCTATACAGTAATGAAGAGATTCGGTTGTCGAGTATCCAATTGAAGATTGATGCGGACAAAGCTAAACGGGACATCGAGAAATTGCGCGACAATTATCGTATGCCTGTGAAGCAAGAAGTCTCAAATAACGAAGTTCAAAGTCCCATTGACGAGAACTGGATTCGCACGATGAGCCAAGAGGTTGATGCCCTTGAGGCGCTAAGCTTTCAGCTTGGCGACCAAGAGTTCAACTTTGGGCTTAACGACCAGTACAAGTCGAGCTTAAAGGATAAGAACGCACGTCTTGATGAGTTCTTCGATCAGTATGTCGATAACAGCGGAGGCTGGGACTTCGAGCTGCTGAACTCTCACCGAGCCCTAGTAGATAACATTGATGAAATTGTCAGTTCTATCTACAAACAGGGCCTTAGTGATGGCCAGCGCAAACTCGTAGAAACTGCCGCGAATGTAGATGTCTCATCTCCACGTCCCGCTGATTCAAAGAATGCTGATTCTGTCTCTGCTCAGATACTAAACTATCTAAGCAATAGCGACAGTCTTCGTCTAAAAATATAAAAACGCCTAACACATAAAACAAAATGGCAACTACAAATACCCCGTTGGATTTTTCTCCCAACAGTTTTCGTCGGTTAGACCCGACCAAATACACTTCACTCGGTGATTTCATCGATGAAGTAAACAAGCCCGACAACCGTGATCTTCTCGTTAAGACCTACGGTAACCAAGGCATCACAGGCTTCCTTCAGATGGTAGGAGCTGTCAAATCTAACGGTGCTGCCGATGAGGTTCAGTACTGGGAGGAGACTCGCTTGCACCAGCTTCAGGTTGCTACCCTTTCTGCTACTGCTGCAACTGGAGCTACTACCCTGACCCTTAACCTTGCATCTGCTGCTGCTACTGCAACTGGATCTACCAAGGCTGCTGCTCAGAAGTATCTTCGCGTTAACGACGTGATTTTGGTTGGTGGTGTAGACCGCTTCATCATCACTGCTGTTTCTTCTGGCGAATACTCTCAGACAGCTACTGCTGCCGCTACTGCTGTTGCTCTTACCTCTGGCGGCTTAAGTGCTACAGCCGCTACTGCTGCTGCTAACTACCCCATCGTTGGTAATATGTTTGCTCAGGGAACTGATCAAAACACTGGATACCTAGAATCAAACGTTGTTAAGCGTACGAACCCATACCAGATCATCAAAGAGGTCTACAAGGTTACCGGTTCACAGGCTACCAACATTGGCTGGGTAAACCTAGGAAATGGCGACTACCGCTGGTTCATCAAGTCTGAGAACGACACCCGTCAACGCTTCCTCGACAAGCGTGAGATGATGATGTTGCTTGGACAGCAAGTTACCAACACATCAGCTACTGGTCTTGGTTCTATTGCTGGATCTGAAGGTTACTTCTCTGCTATCGCTGATCGTGGTGTTGTTGTTAACTCTGGTGCAACCACTACTGCTGCTATCGCTACGCTTGACGAGCTTGATGTTCTCATCACCGCTCTTGACAAGCAAGGCTCTATGCCTGAGTACGCTATGTACGTTAACCGCCTCCAAGACCTTGCCATTGACGATATGATCGCTCAGGGTACGTCTACGGCTGCTAACATCACCGCTGGTGTTACTACTCAGTTCGGACAGTTTGCTAACGCTGCAGATATGGTGAAGCTTGGCTTCTCTTCATTTATGCGTGGCTCTTACACCTTCCACAAGCACAGCTGGAAGCTCCTCAACGATCCTACGTTGTTGGGCGCTAGCAACTTCCAAGGTGTTATGATTCCGTTGACCAACGTTGCTGATCCTCGCACTGGAGAGAAGTCTCCAGCTCTTGAGCTCAACTACAAGGCCACGAATGGTTACAACCGCGAAATGGAGCACTGGATGACAGGTTCTATTCTTGGAGTTACCAATAGCAACACGGACGCTTTGCAGTTTAACTACCGCTCAGAGTTCGCACTAGTTACTCGCGCTGCTAACCAGCACGTGCTTTTGACTAAGTAATCAACAGCTTTGTTGATAGGAAGGGGGCTTAGGCCCCCTTTTTTATTGCCAAATTTTCGCTTTGCATAGAAGTGTAATTTTGCATAATTATTAATTATAATTCTATTTAACTATGGCACGTCCAGCACGAGCGTCTGCAGCTCCTAAAGCAGAAGAAAGAAAGGGAAAGATTTTCTCCATCCCCAGTGGTGGCGGAATAATTTCCACAGTAAAGTCAGAGGCAATCATCTACGATCCCGAGACTAATACCAACAGACAGATACGTTACTGCCCCAACGAGTCTTCTATCTTTGCCGACGAGCAGAGCAGCCTAGCTGTTCGCCGTCACGTTATCTTCGAGGGTGGGCTACTCTACGCTCCTGCTAACCAGCCTAACCTGCTTAAATTCCTAGATCTTCACCCCGCCAACCGCGCAAACGGTGGCGGCTTGTTCGAGGAGGTAAACACCGAAAATAACGCAGAGGTTGATATCAACGTAGAGTTCCTTCTCCACGATGCCATCGGCCTGATTCGTAGCAAGTCCGTAGACGAGCTTATTCCTGTCGCTATATGGTTAGGTATCGACACTGGCCAGAAGAACGCTGAGATCAAGCGTGAGCTACTCCTAGAGGCTAAGGGGAACCCTAAGCGCTTCATTGATCTATTCGATAACCCAACAGTTACCACCAGGGCCAACGTTAAGAAAGCTGTTGACTTCCAGATGCTGCTTGCCCGTGAGGACGGTATGTACTGGTTCGACAGCAACCGCTTGATTGTCGCTACTCCAGTGGGTCAGGACACCGTAAGTGTTATGACTCAGTTCTGTATGACTGAGAAGGGCGGAACAGCTTACGAAACTTTAAAGACAGAGTTGCAAAAGTTGGAGCAATAGCGTATATTTGCACCCTACACTGAACCTCGTTTCATAGGTTAATTGTTGATTGGTTGGAAAGGGCTCTAGAAATGGAGCCCTTTTCTTTTGTTGTACTTTTGTATGAACTACAGATATTAAGATATGGCATCAGTAAACCGCGTATATTCAGCCCTGAAAGATCTGGTCAACAAGGACCAGCGTGGCTTTGTTACGCCTGCTGTTTTCAATAACTTCGCTCAGGTGGCGCAGATGAACTTGTTTAACAAGTTATTTAGCGATGCTGCACTCGATAAGAGACTACGTCAGGCGCAGCTTGATGCAGGAAGAGACAAGTCAAGGGTAAAGCAAAGCAACGAAGACCTCTCGTACTTCTCTAAGAAGTCAACCATCAGTTTAACCACTGGGGTTGGCGCAAAGCCAACCGACCTTGCAAGGATTATCTCTATACTATCCACCGACTCACCAGCGAAGAGCCTTGCGCTTATCTACGACGAGGAGAAGCTAGAGTACATCCTAAGGTCTACCCTCAGTGCCCCTACAACGGCGTTTCCTGCTGCTATGGTGGGAGACAGCGTATATGTGTACCCAACTAGTATAGCAAGCGTTATTATGCGCTACTACAAGACCCCACAGGGTCTTGTTCCGTCCACTGGCGCACGCACCACGGCATCGCCTAAGTTTGGCTATACTGTTGTCGCAGGAAAAGAGGTTTATGATGCCACCAACAGCGTTGACTTCGAGCTACCAGAACACTACTTCGCGGAGTTAGTTGTCGAGGTTGCAAAGCTTATAGGGGTCAACCTACGCGACACTGACGTTTACACTTACGCTAAACAAGAAACTCAACAGCAATAATGGCACAGGATACCGTATCACTTGAGCAGGTCATTACGGACTTCGTCATATCGATGGAGAGTGATGACTATGCAAATACCGCCTCAGACACCCTTATTCGCAACCTAGCGCTAAGAGGTATCAGAGAGATGGGATTCGACATCCTGAAGCGCCTAAAGGCCACTGAGCTCAACATAGACTTAAGCACCAACACAGTGACGTTGCCAAACGATTATGTTGACTTAGTAAAAATTGGAATAGTAGGATCAGATGGACTTGTATATATATTCGGAGAGAACAAAAACAAAAACATACTCGCTAACCAGCAGCCATATCAGATTCCTGATTACCTGCTTGGCTTTGACGACTTTATTTACCGCAACTATGTGTACGCCACAACCAATGGCCGCTTATACGGCTATGGTGGTGGCCACTACAGCGGAGAGTACCGAATAAACACAGAGCAGAACAGGATAGAGCTAACCACTGGCACTAGTGTAGACACCGTTTACCTAGAGTACATTGCAGACGAGGCTCGTGCAGCGAGCCCCACCATCCACATCTACGCAGAGCAGGCCCTGAGGGCGTACATCTACAACCATCTCATCGAGCGCAAGAGTAATGTCCCATTAGGAGAGAAGGCTCGTGCGCGTCAGGAGTACTACACCGAGCGCCGTCTAGCAAACTCACGACTAAAGTCATTCTCTAAGGATGAAGCACTGAAGACGATTCGCAAGAATTTCAAGCAATCTCCTAAGTACTAGTAACTTATGATTGAAAAACTCATACCGCGATACCTTAACAAGGACGATGATGCCCGCCTAATTAAAAGCATAGAGATGACAGACGCACTTAATGTGCGTGTCTCGTCTGAGGAGAATGGCGATGGAGGTGTTGTCAAGAACGCTTTTGGTAACTCAGCTGTTGTATTTCGCTCTGGTAACAACTGGCAGGGATTACCTCACGCCCTACCCGCTCCAACAAATAAAGTTGTAGGTTCCGTAAGCGACCTAAAGAATGGAGTAATCATATACTTTTTGTATAACAGCAATGGTGATCATTCAATCTATAGGTTTACCACTTCACAAAATAATGTAGAGCTAGTCTACCGCGACAGCGTGCTGGCCTTCCAGTCTGACAGCTTCGTAAAGGGAGATGTGATCAATAACCTCTATAACGAGGTTCTTCTTTACTTCACCGATGGTATAACTCCACCAAAGAAGATTAACGTAACCAGAGCGATTATAGGGGGCTATTCAGAGGTCATCACCAACGGGACAGACGAGCAGAAGCTAGAGTTCATTACGTTGGCTAAGAAGCCACCTCTAGACCCACCCACCTACGAGTTCTTTACCGATACAACTGTTGACGATAACAACATCTACGAGGATAATTTTCAGTTTGCCTATCAATATGTTTATCTAGACGGTGAGTACTCAGCGTTGTCTAAGTATACCGACCTAGCTGTTGCTCAGAACCAGTACCTAGACGGCTTTATTGAAGAGGATCAGAAAAATGAGTATAACGCTATACGTATCTCAGTAGAGTCTTCAATAGCCGATGTAAAGACTATTAAAGTATTAGGGCGCAGAGGAAATACTGGTCCTTGGTTTATTGCGGGCGAGATTTCAAATCCCGCCCTTGCAAGTCCAGCTACATTATATATTGAATTTAGGAATGATAAACTATATAGGTTTATTTCCCAAGATGATGCGAACAAGATTTATGATGCTGTTCCGCTTACCGCTCAGTCTCAGACCATTTCAGGTTCAAGATTGTTCTTGGGCAACTACACCGAAGGATACCCAAATCTTCGAATTGATTCAGCAATAATTCCAAACTACGAGAAGGAGGCTCAGGTAATTAATATACCTGTAGAAACCATTGGCCAGACTGTGACTCCAAACTTTATGGGTCCAGTAAAAGAAATACGTGCAGATATTTCATCTATCCCCGCAGGAGGTGTAACCGCTGATAGTATATTAATCATTGATTTCTCTATTGATTTAGGTCGTGTGGAGCTATATGCTCCGGGATACTTTTTTAATTTTGTATCACTAAACGAAAACTTATTAAAAGTTTACGGCGGTGCCCTTATAGAAAGTTTCGTATACACATCTGCGTTTCCCGTATCGATATACAAAAAGCAATTCGTTCCTGCGGGTACATCGTACAACGACATCATTGTATTGATTCAAGCGGAGATAGAGGACAGATACGCTATACTCTTTGGAACAGACACCACAAATCTAGGTCTTGCTAGTCGATTTAGCGCTGCCGTTGTTCCCAATAATGCTGGGCGTCAAGATCAAAAGTTCTTTAATAACTATGGATTTTTTACTGGATCAGGAACACTAGAGATTGACTCAACTGGCGTAAGTGGTAATTATGCAAACTTTGTGTTAAGCATACGAGATACTACAATGAGTATGCAGTTCTTGTGTGGTGCTGTCAGCAGCAATCCAAACATCCAAGACTCTATAAACATTTTTGAAACAGATAACGTAGTTTATAATGGCGATGACAATCAATACACTAAATATCTTGGCATCCTTGATATTATTTCAACAACCGTTGTACAGCCAGAGCCTAATAGCACTACTGGAGTTTTTTCATCCAACAGCAAATTTTCTTCTGTCTTAACATCTTCTTCGTTTCTTTCTAGCTTTATCGAGGGAGTAAAACAATTTAAATCTGGCGCGTCTCACGAGCTTGGGATTGTATTTTATGACGATCGAGGTCGTTCATCAGGCGTTCAGACGCTAAGCAGTCCATATGTAGAGTGGTATTCTGATAGGCAATATAAGGGGGCTGTATCTATTGTAATGCGAATTAAAAGCCAAGGACCATCTTGGGCTAGAAAGTGGGCGCCTGTATACGCCAAGCGTGGGTCCATAGATAGGTTTATCCAGTATTCTGTTATTGATGGATTCATTGCCTCAAATCCAGACGCTGATATTTCCACAATATACTCAAATCAAAATTCAATTTACCTTTCAATGAGATCTTTGGAGGGCAAAGACAGCTCCTACATAAATGGTAAAGATGCAAACCTTTCATATGAATATACGGACGGAGACAAACTAAGGGTAGTTTCATATATTGACGACTCTACAATTACGTTAACAATATCATCAGTAGTAGGCAACATAGAAGTTGGAGACGTATTGCTTGGATTTGGTCTACAGGGATTTTTTTTCTTTACTATTACTAGTATAAACCTTGTCGGTGGGGTAGGAACTATTCAGGGAACATCAACCCTACCGATTGGCTCAATGCCTTCTGCTTCTGCAATTTTTAATCCAGATCCAACTAATAGCGTTCAAGTTAACTACACCGCAATATCTGAATCAGAGCAAAAAATATATCCATCAATATCATATTTCAATGTATTGGGCTATAGTAATTTTACCGATGACCCAGACACAAACCCAGTATTAAATAGGTCCAATGACGATACTATTTTCAATAGCACTGGGCAGTTCTTGGTTTTAGAGAACAATGATGGCGCTATTGGATTTAATGCCCAGTCAATTGCTCAAGGTACATCTGTATGGGGTAATAGGTGTATCGTTGAAATTTATCGCACAAGAAAAGAGCAATCCGAAGAAGTTTACTACGAAATAGGCGAATCATATAATGTCACAAATGGTTTTCTTTCTAGCGATAGAAATATTGTTTCACAAATTGCCGCACTTTGCACCAATGAAAGGCCGCTTCAATTTAGAACTAACATCATACTTTATGCGGGAGACATCATATCAGATGTCTCTGGAAATTCAGCGCTTGTCACAAACGTTTTTGAAAGTGTTTCTGCTCCATATAATTATTTTGTAGACTGCACGCTTAGCACCGGATCCTTTACCTCAACCCAAACATACACATTTAATCTATTAAACAGCAGCGATGCTGTTATTCAGTTAACGCAGGGTGACACTTATTTTCGAATTCGTCAACTTAGGTACGGAAGCCAAGCAAAGTCATTTAATTATTTTGTAGATTATGTTGAGTCGGATACCGTAAGTGATTTTTACGAATCTAAAAACACATCTATTGGTCGTCCGTTTGCTGTACTTCCAGACGCAAAGACAATCTACAGGACTGGCTCCGTAACCTATTCTGATCCATTTATTGTTGATGTAACAAGGCTTGGGCTGTCTTCGTTTAATCCATCCCTAGCGCCTTTCTACGACCTCAACTATATCCACGGATCAATCCGATATATGGTCAACAGAGACGACAGCATAGTATTCTTGCAAGACAAGAAGTGTGGCCTGTTACCAGTGGGACGTAACTTAATTGAGTACGTAAGCGGACAGCAAGGCGTTACCGTATCCACAAACGTTGTTGGAACACCAAGCTACTACGTAGGTGACTTTGGAGTTGGAAACAATCCAGAGTCTGTTGCCGTTGAAGGTGGACGTGTTTACTTTGCTGACATACGCAACGGAAAGGTGATGCGCATCTCACAAGATGGGCTCACCGCAATCAGTGAGACCAAGATGGACTCATTCTTTAAGGGCAACTTTAGGGATATAGTCCAGTTTGCTTCAGTAAAACGAGTAGTTGGAGGCGTTGACGACGAGGCAGGCGAATATATTATCGCTAGCGATAGTATCTGCACATCAACAATTGCCATAACAGCAGATGGAGTTGACATAACGGCAGCGTTTGAACAGCGCTGCATAGGTGACGGTGGAACCTTTGAGGGCACAATATGCTTTGATGCTGCAATAGAAGTCCTTCTTGGCTCGTTTAGCTTCACACTGCAAACAAATTGTGCAGGCTCTGTTGTATTTGCCGAAATAGAGTACAACGACGACAAACTTCCTCAGTTTAATACAGAGGTTCGTGAGTTTCAAGATATATGCGATACGTTTGACAACAGCGTAAATGCTGTTGTTTTTTTAGACAGACTTACTGCTGGGCAGGCAATCATTGTTGGAGAAGAGTTTCAGGGCACCAACAGCACCATCTACGGTATTGCGACCAACTCTACGTATGATTTCTTTGTCGGTATATCTATAGACCTTTCTGCTGGAACGTTTACCTTTATAAACACCTGCGGAAACTACAATGGAGCAATATCTAATGTTGGCACTACAGACACAGGTTTCACCGTAGCCTACGATACCGAAGACAAGGTGTGGAACACTAGGTACTCCTACTCACCAGAGAGGATTGCTACTCTAGACGATACGCTCTACACATTTAAGGCAGGGACGATGTACGTCCACGACGATACATCCAACAGGTCTACATACTACGGCGTTGCGGGAGGTACTATTGTGGAGGTGATAAGCAACAACAACCCATCTATGGTTAAGTCCTACGAGTCGTTAAGCCTTGAGGGCACTGATGCTTGGGCTACTGTAATCACAAACACAGATCAGTCTACGTCAATCCTTACTACCGACTTCAGCGAGAGAGAGCGTGAGTTCTTTGCCTACGTTCCAAGAGACACTAGCGCAAACGTTGGAACTAGCACCATCACCTCGCTAAGCGGAAGCTCTGAGGTTTTTGTTCTCGGAAACGTAGCCACAAGTGGAGTTTCCGGGTCAACCATTACGTTCACCACTCCTGTGGGAGATGTGCCATTCCCTTTCGGAGGCACACTCTACAAGGTTAGCGGTTCGACCCTTGTAACCCTTGGGGTAACTGTTACTGCAATCAGCGCTAACAAGCAGATTACTGCAAGTGGCGCTATAGCTGGCGTAAGTGACGGAAACACAATAGTGGTCCTTGCTAACGCTGGAGTCGAGGGAGACCAACTGCGAGACTACTACGCACGCATCAACCTAACAAACACCGATACATCTGAAATTGAATTGTATGCCGTCAATGCAGTGTTCGCCCAAAGTAATCTACACAACCAACAGGGACAATAATTAGTACCTTTGCAATATGCGATCAAAGAAGAGTAAAGAACCAAAAAAATATATAGCGGGAGGACTTGTTCTAGCTGGAGCATTAGGCGCAGCGCAAACAGGACTTGGTGCATACCAAATGATTCAAGGACAGCAGGCTGCTAAACGAATTAAGGAGGCTTCAACAGCTCGTCCTTCTGAATACGCAGAGATGCTAAAGCAGGCTCGTAATGCGGAGCTAGAGCAAAGACGCCTTGAGGAACTTAACCGCTCTATAGCTACAGGAATCGCTGCTGCCCAAGGGGCTGGTGGTCGTGCTGTTGTCGGAGCGTTGCCAGGTATGATTCGTGCGTCAGATGCTGGCGCCTTGGATATCTTAGGTCAGCGTCAGGCTCAGACTATGCAGGCCCTTGGCTTTGCGGCGCAGGGCTCTGAGCGAGAGATTGGACGTAAGATAAATCGTGAAATGATGGAGCGTCAAGCTGCTCAGGCCGCCATTGAGGGCGGCCTCCAGAACATCGCAGGTGGTGTAGGTCAGATTGGATCTGCAGGTGTATATGGCGCTCAATTGGCGTCTAAAAAGCCCGCTAAAGCTGGTGCTGAATCAGTACTTAGTGCAGAAGATATAGCTAGAACTGAAACCGTTGCCTCTTTAAGAGGAGCGGAAGGCGAACGTGCTGTTCTTGCTCAAGGATTTGACAATATGCAAGAGGAGGAGATGTTTCCGTTGATTCCAGAATCAGCAGAAAGTAGAGCCGCTAAGATATTAGGACTTACAGAATATCCAGACATCTTAAAAGATCGCTCGTTTTACAAAAAAGACGGAGGTATGGTAACAGGCGGTAAGTTTGACCATAAGACCAACCCAATCGACATCGTAAAGAAAGGTCAGAAGATTGGCGAGATGACAGGCGGAGAGGTTATCCTAAACCCAGCCCAACAGCAAAAGCTCAGCAAAGAAAGTGCTTACTTTCGTCAGCTGTTAAAGAAATTCAATAAGCAAAAGTAATGGCTAAACTTATCCCAAGTGGCGTAATTCAGCTGCCAAACTTTGCGGAGCTTCAGTACAATCTCAATGAGCGTGAGCGCCAGAAGCAGCTTCAGTTCGACGATTGGTCATCTCAGTTTACGAAGAAGTCAGGAACATATCTTGATGGAGATAGAGAGGCTGTTCAGACAGCCTATGGCGCGGTAGAGAACTCACTTAAAGAGCTTGCTAGGGACCCAGATAATATAGACCTACGACGTAAGGTTCGTGAGGCTAATGCTGGATACAACGAGATAGCAGGAACAGCACAATATCTTGCAGACAACTACCGACAGCAGTGGTCTGCATACAATACCAAGCCAGATCAGTTTGACTTGGGTGGGAGAAATGCTTCGGAATTATTTGATGCCGAGCGTACCACTAAACGTGACGCAAATCAAATTATGTCGCTTGCTGCCAATCCTTTTACCTTGCTTCCAAGGTATAACTATGATATGCAGAGCCCTAATCAGATTGCTGATGAAATGGCTTCAACGTTTGAACGCAATAAGAATGATTACATCAAGCGTGACGGAACTATTGATCAAGAAAAAGCTGGAAAGTGGGCAGCGGAATATCTTCTTGCCCGAAACATTGACCCGGCACAGTTAAAAAATGCCGTTGTATTTGAGGGGGTGTCTCAAGGTAAGCTTGGACGTAACGGTCAAATCACAAGCAGAGCAGACCTAGACATCATTGATTCAGAAGGATTTGCTCCTCTAAAAGAAGGATTAGTTGCAGACTACAACAACAAAGCCATTAATGCTTTCTTAAAGAAAATTCCTGAGCGTGGAATTTCAGCGTACGATAAGGCTGTCAATGATCAGAAGATTGCAATTGAAATCGCTAAGCTTAATCAAAAGGCAACTGAAAATCAGCGTAAAAATAAGTATTTTGGAATTGAGCCAGCTGCTTACGTTCAGCGAGTAGGAGAGAACATTTTATCTACTGGATATATGATTCCCATTCGAACTGCCAAAATCCCAACAGTTGGTGGTGAAATCTCAGCATTTGGAAAACTTAATGGAAAGCCAAGTATAATCGTTGAGGTTAGAGAGAAAAGAATAGGTGCTGATGGAGTAGAATTCGTGGCCGTAAGAGAGGTTGGTAGAGAAGCAAAACCAAGCGATCTTTCAACACTAAGAAAAGCCACTGAAGGATTGTCAGATAGCTATTTTAATGCCCTACCATCATCACAGATTAAACCTCGCGCTACTGCAATGCAGTCTGCAGCGTCTGGAAGACTTGATATAAATGGAGCTTCCGAAGCTCTAGGTCTACAAGAGACACAGGCGCCACAAGGTGGAGAGGTTTGGTCTTCTGAAATGTTTGGAGAAAGTCAATTCTCTAAACCTAGAATACCTACCATCCCAGGCATCACCATTATCGACTAGAAGTAATTAGTATCTTTGTCATAATGAACGAAGAGCTACAATCTTTAATCGATCGCGCAATGGCCGCAGGTCGTAGTCCCGGGCAAATTATTTCAGCCTTAAAGCAGAATGGTCTTGACGATGGCGGAATAATGTCTGCAGATTCCTATATTAAAAAAAAAAGTCCAAGCGATTTAAAGGGATCAAGTTCTCTATCGGATCTACGACCATCTGTATCGGAATCATTAGGTAGCGAGCGAGTACAGATAGGCTTTGATGAAGCTGCTATACAGCAGAAGAAAAAGGCTATCTCAGATGATGCTGCCGCACAGGTATACACTGCTGTAGTTAAGACTAAAGGTGACCTAAACAAGATTGAAGACAAGCAGGCTTTTGCCAATGCCTACACCACATATCGCTCTATGTCCGACGACCCTATGGTGTCGTCGCTTCCTCAGAATCCAGTAGCTCAAAATGGGCAGATAGACTTTGCTGTTGTCCCTGCATTGAAGAAGGGTGCCACTGAATACATCAACGACTTAATCAAGCAAGAAGAGGCTCGAAAAGCCAAGCTTGGAGAGAAGATTACAGTACCGATATTAAGCGAAGCAGCAGCTGGTGCAAATGCGCTTATTGGTGGTGTCTTAAAGTTCAATGAAATGATTACTGGAAGGGACAGCGAGCTTGCTGATTTCTTTCTAAATGATGCATCAACTAGAGGTCGTGATGCTCTTATTGATTATGGCCTTACCGAAGAAGACATTAGTAAGGGTCTTATTGGCAATATATCAGAAGGGAATATAGGTACTGGTTTAGCTATATTTGGCTCTACTTTGGTTCAACAGTTACCTCAGCTTGCTGCTGTTGCTCTGACTGGTGGTGCTGGACTTCCACTGCTCGCTGCATCTGCAGCTGGTAGCGGTTATGCCTCATTCGAAGATCGATCTGATTTAAGCGAAGGAGAGAAAGTGCTTTACGGCATTGGTGTTGGAGCTGCTGAATATTTAGCAGAACGGTTATTTCTTGGTGACATAAACGCAATCCGAAAGGCGCTTGGCAAAGAAGGTATAGAGGGCCTTACTAAAAAAGAGCTGGGCGATGTGATGTTTGGCGCACTACCTAAAGGAGTGCGTGGAGTAATGGAAGAAGGAACAGAAGAACTTCTTACCAGTGTAGCCCAGCAGACTCTCGGAAAGATTATTGCAGGCGAGGAGTTTAACCCTATTGAGATTGCAGAAAGTGCAATCTATGGTGGAACTCTTGGTGGCAGCATTTATTTATTGAGTCGTGGCAGTGGTGCTATTGTAGATCCAGAAAATGAAGCTAAGATTCAGGACTTAAAAAAAGATCTGAATAAAACACAACAGGCAAAAAGCCGACCAGACATTGCCGAGGAAGAAAGAGAAATACTGTCTAGAAAAGAACAAGAGACTCGTCAGGCGATTAATGATTTTAAAGCGAAGGATGATGATTTAGTTGCTCGTATGAGCGAAGAAGATCGCGTGGCGCTAAAGAGTATTCAAGACGAAATTAGTTCAATCAGAAGAAAAAATACTATTGTAAAGACAGAAGAGGGTAAACAGCAACTCAAAAAAGAGTCTCTTGCCGCCATTCAAAAGTTAAACAATCTAAAGACTAAATATGATACTCAAGAAGAAGCAGGGATACCAAGTCCTATCGTCGAAGGGGAAGCCCCTATCGAAGTCCAACCTATCGAAGGAGCAAGCCAAGAAACGCCTCAAGCAGGTGGAGTTTTTCAAGTACCTGTCGAAGAAGGGGCTGAAGCCACAGCCCAAACAGAAGTAATAGCCCCAATACAGGCAACAGTATTTGCTGCTCCGTTCTACGACACTAAAGTCAATAACATTCAGGAGGCTAGGGCTATTCGTCAGAGCGAGCCATACATTAATAATCTAGACACAGTACGTAATGCGTCTGCATTATTTAACCTAGAGATTGAGAACATAGACGAATCCATTGGAGGATTCGTTAACGAAGCTGGAGATAAAATTGTAGAGATATCAAATATCATTAGAGTCAAGGGAACTCCCGAAGACGTACAGAACTACGCCGCGTTTCTAGCCACTTCATCGCCAGAAACTCAGGAGGCAACTATTGCCGCTACTTATGTCGAGCCCGACAGTGAAACCCACAACATTGATGAGTTAACTATCAGTGTATCAGATGTTGACGGAGCCATTGAAGCGCTCAAGGAAAACGATATTTACGACTTTACAATCAACGACTCCAACAACACCATTACATTTTTAGATTTTTCTAAGGGTGCTGATGGTGATTTTATGGATAATGTTGGTAAATTTGCTAAATCTTTAGAACGAAAAAACATTAGTTATGAAAAAAGAGACATCCGAGCCATCGACTCAAAATATATCGGACCGAGAGAAAGGGAGGGAATTTTTAGCGGGATTCAAGAAACTCTCGTACAACAGGGACAGACTGGGACAGAGCTTTATAAGCAAGTCGAACAAGCGATAGCTAGAAACCAAGAGTTTCTAGCTAAGACGTCAGCCCCAATATCTGAGGCTATAGTAGCTGAAGAGATTACTGAACAAGCTGTAGAACAAGAGCCTATAAAGAATAAGAAAGGCTTAAGCAGTGAGCAGGTAAATGAAGCTGTATCTGGTGCTGAAAGACTAGCTAAACGGCTAGGTCTTCCTACTAAGATAATAGTACACAACAGCAGAAAGGAATTTAATGACGCTATGGACGAGGTGTCTAAGAGCGGATCTGTTGACGCTGGTGTTGAGTCGGGTAGGTTTATCCCGTCTGCTAATGAGATACACCTGAACCTCGAGGATATGACCTCAGAGGTTCCTTTCCACGAGGTGTTCCACGCAGCCTTTGTAAACAGGTTTGGCAAGAGAGGACAAAAGGTTCGTGAGAAAGTAGCTACCGACTTTTACAATGGCATCGTTAGGATTCTACGTAGCGGAAGCGAGCAGGATCAATTGCTTGCTGATGCTGTTGAATCATTCACTAGGTCTGGGTACTACACCGCTGAAGAGAAGCCAGAGGAGTTCTTAGCTCAAACAGCTGGATTTCTATCTACTAGTGGCGATAAGATCAGCAAGTCTACGATGGACAAGCTCATCCAGTGGCTTAACAACTTCATTGCTAAGATTGCTCCAGGCGTTAAGGTTAATACTCGTGGTGAGTTTATTGACTTTATGAACTCGTTTTCTGGTGCGTTGTTTTACTCTCAAGCAGAGCAGACAAACGCTATTGATAAGCTTGGTGAGATGGAGGACGGGACTATTCCGTTGACAGAATCTCCAATTGACGTATCCCCAGAACAGCTAAAAGATTCTTCTAGTCGTAAAGCAAACTATATCAATACGTACATATCAAATAAGTACATCGTAGATCCAGAGAAAGTATTCGAAGACTTCCGTAAGGAAAACGGCCGAGACCCAAAGGTTTGGATTTGGATGAGTGACCAACTTAAGCGTGGTGAATACTTTAATCCAAAAAGTGGAGTACGTATGAGTCTTGAAGGCGGAATCGGATTCGCTTTTGATGCCGAAAATCAAAAGAAAAATATCGTGTGGGCATCTGGTCTTTCCGATAAGACCCTCACCGAACGCACCAAAGATGCGGACTTCATTTGGTTTATGTCTGGCAGTCCCAAGTCAAGTTTTAACTTCTCAAAGGGAACTACTAAAGTATTCTTTGCCGAGATTGAAGCTGGTATGCAAAATGTAAAAGGTCAGACCATTGAAGGAGTTGAAATAAAGGACGGGTCATTCGATGAGTTTATTGCTGTTGTTAATGCAATCTATGATGCAAACACTGGTAAAAACTGGGTAAATGCGGATAAGTGGACCAACGTTCGTAAATACTTAAACGACGGTAAGAAGGGCCTTATTGATAAGCCTATTCGTAAGTTTGTCGTAGAGAATATGATGCACGAAGGCGAGGGTAAGTCTATGCAGATTCCTGTACAAAAGTTCCTTCACGAGACTCTTGGAGTTCCACAGAAAGATGTGTTCCATTCTTTGCTTCGTGACGAGGCATTAGTAAAAAATAATGTTCGCAACGGAGACCTTACACTTATTGTTAAGCCTACTGGAATCATTCGTGGATCTAACGTTCACGACACGTACCCAACAGCTATTACTGGTAAGATTGTAGGTGTGCCAAATAAGATTTATAGCGTACTTGATGTTGTACCAGAAGAAGCAAAAACCGTAATATCAACGCAGACTGGATTACCGATTCCAAATGCTTCACCAACCACACAGATTAAGACTGCTGTTGGTGATGTGGGGCGTATTTACAAATCGATAGAGCTTCAAACAAAGGAGGCCAACAAAGTATATGACAACATACTTAAGGAGTCTAGTTCTAAGTCTTTCCAAGAGCTTTCAGAAGCTAGTAAAGCTGGTTTGCTTATACACGCAACAAAAGGTTCATTTGATACATTTGATCCGCAGAGAATATACGGAGGAGCACGATCCCTATATGGATACGGATTCTACTTTACATCAAGAGCAAGTAAGGCGTTAGACTATGGGAGCAAATTTATTTTTACGCCATTAAATAAATATAACTTCCTTGACATTGATGCAAAAGCAAACAATGATTTTGCGAACGAACTTAAGTCATTGGCTGAAGCTCGGATTTTAAAACTTCAGGGCCTATTTAAAGGCATTGAATTAATACCAAAATCATTAAAGACTCCACTAGATAACGCATTAAAAATAAGTTCTACCATATCTGGTGATTCTAAATATGGCAAGTATTCTATTGATGACTTGCGTAAGTTTTTAGATAACGATTACATTCTTAGTTTCACAGATTTTTCTGAAGCTATGCTATCTGTTGGTTATGATGGATTCCAAACTGATGACTTTTATGAGGCTGTAATCTTCAACTTTGGAAAGCTGAACGACAACCTTGTTAAGGACGAAGCTGACTACTTAAAAGAGTCATCTTCTCGTGATGTTCGTGAGGAAATACTAGATAAAGAACAGCTATCATTTAAGCAGAGGGCTGTTAATACAGCTAAGACTTTTGTTTGGAGCGATACTCAGAAGCAAATTCGGGTATTTAAAGAGCGTATGAGTTCTCAGATAGCTGAGGAAGGTATTCAGATTACAAAGTTTACAAAAAGTCTTAATAAACTTCTTAAAAAAGCAGATGTTCAGACTCTTGACTTAGTAGGTGACATATTTGATGGAACACTTACTCCAGAGAATCAAAGAATACTAGAGTCTAAGCCCAATGGAAGTCTGATATTCGGACAGGCAAATGCAATGCGTAACTACATTGATTCGTTTGCCGAGGAGTTCGTAAACAGCCCAGAGTTTCACGCGATGCCAGAGGAAACTGTTAACACAATTGTTGACAACTTTGGTCAATATATGCGTGGTAGTTATAGATTCTGGAAGGATAAGAACTTCAAGCCGTCAAATGCTGCACGTCGTGAAGCAATCGCTTACGAGTATGAGATATTACGCGCAAAGAGCATTGGACAACTTACAAAGTTGTCTGGTCTAACCGAGAGTGAGGCTGACGATTTCTTTGAACTGCTTCACGATGAAACACTTGCTCAAGCAACAAAGGTAATAGACGACTACATTGCCGACATTGAAAAGATTCGCAACGGAAGCGACTTTAAGAAGCTTGGAATCGTAAGTCCTTCTGGCATAAAGCTGCCAAGCGAACAGTTCTTACGCCGTAAAGAATTACCTGAGACAATTCAAAATTTGCTAGGTAAGGAGCGTGACCCAATTATTCGATTTATTGACACGACAATTGCTCTATCAAACATCAAGTACAAGGGCCATATGCTCTACGCGATAAGCGAATCACTTGGCGGAACCCAGTTCATCAAGAACGAGGTGACGGACGCTGAGAAGTCAACTGGTGAATACAAAGAGGTAAAGGATAAGTTCTCGCCCCTTAATGGTCGATTCGTTCACCGTGATGTGTATGAGGCAATCACAAATCAAAACATCTATGAATCCGATAACATATGGATGAGTGGATACCTAACAACCCTTCAGCTTGCTCGTAAATCTAAGGTTATATATAACCTTCCTTCTTGGCGTAAAAACCTTACTGGTGGCTGGTATACTATGGCAGCAAACGGAGTGATTAACCCTAGCTTCGTAAGAGACATTAAGCGTCGTGCTGAGTTATTTGCAACGGGAGAGACGGACCAGGAGACAGAAGATCTGCGCAAGATTATGGCTAACAATGGATTGCTTGCTCAGGACGTTAACGCTAATCTTTTGGGATTCACAAACGCTATGTACTCTCGCACTTTAACTGGAAATGACAAGGACTACAATAGTTATGTTGACAGGGCAAGAAATCTAATTAAGAATTTTGACTCTGTAGTAGGTCAGAAATATGCTGCTGTTGACGACTACACTAAGCTTGTAGTCTTCCGTTCAGAGATTCAATCCTTTGCGAAGAAGATATACGGGAATTCATACGACTCGCTTACTGAGGCCCAGAAGAATAAGGTTCACGCTGAGGCGGCTGAGTTTGTGAAGCAGAACACACCAACGTTCTCAAGACTACCAAAGTGGTATGCATCACTTGCCAAGCTTCCAGCAGGAGACTTTCTATCTTTTGAGTTTGAATCCCTTCGTAGTTTCGGGACCAATATACTCAACGGACAGAGGGACCTTATGAAGGGTATGACCGATAAGACCCTAAGTAAGGAGCAGAAGGCTGAATATATTGAGTCTGGATCTCGTCGCCTAGCTGGGTCTGCTGCAATTCTCGGGGCTCGTTTAGCTATAACCTCTATCTTAGCATCTCTTGCACTTGGGGATGATGATGAGCTTGAGGAGGACATCAAGAACAACCGACCAAACTGGATGGAGGGCCACAGCATTATACCTACTAAAGTCAGTAAGGAAGGCATTGCAACCGTCTATGACTATTCTATGGAGGATCCATATGGAAGCTTCTTTGACCTAGCTACAGACCCATTATCTTTCCCAGCGTATGTTGTTGACCTACTTCAGCCTAATATGGGTATCTCGTTCTTAACTAATCTTGCAGAAAACAAGGACTTTTACGGAAGGGATATAACCAACAGCTACGACAGCAAACTAACGAAGGGGTACAAGTATGGTGGTCACACACTAAAGTCATTGATTATTCCTCCGTTTATTGCATCATCGTACCGCGATGAGCAAAAACGTCTTGAGGCTGAGGCTGACAAGTACAGTCCTCTTGATGCTGTTGGACGAGTTGCTTCTCGTGCAGTTATCCGCGACTATGAGTACAACATCCCCGTTCAGTTCTACTACTTTACGGATCAGTTCCGTACAAAGAAGGAACAGTACAGCGACTTAACTGGAGCATCTAGAGACAACAGGCTTGCGGAGCTTGACGAAATCAAGAAGATGTACAAGTCAATCACAAACATTGGAATCAAGAAAGGAAACTACAAAATGATTGCCGATGCAAACAAAAATGTTAAACGAGCGCTAAAACCAGCTGAAGAAGCTTACGTGCTGTACGGATACGAAATACCAGAGAAAAAATGAAATACCTATCAACCCTACTAGTCGCTGCACTTCTTTCAGGATGCAGCGCCACCTATCATCTCAACAAAGCAGTAAAGAAGGACCCTTCAATACTGAAGCCAACTACCATTACGGTCTGGGATACCATCATCACCCCACCAGTGTATCTGGTTGACACAGTTGCTGTTCTGGATAATGGCGATTCTGCGGTGATTGAAAACGACACCGTCAAAATTGTCATCACGAAGTACCAAGACAAGATGATAGTGAAAACCTTGGTAAAGGAAGTTCCCTACGCGGTGAGTGTCCAGGCTGAGTGTCCACCGCAATTAGTCCAGCCAGAAAGCAAAACGGGCAAGGTAAAAGATTACCTACTTTTGTTCTTAGCGGCAGCACTTGTCGTTATGATGTTTTTATACCGATTCAGATAATGGCTAAAACCAAAGCACAAACAGCATCAACCTTTAAAGCAAAGCCAAAGGTCTCAAGGCCTGGCGTACATTCCAAGACCAAGAGCAGTAAGCTCAAGACCTCTAAGCTGTACTCCAAGTCCTATCGTGGGCAGGGTTAAAGAAAAAGACCCGTCTTACGAAGGCAGGCCCCTCGATCCAGCAGTAGTTGGATGGTGCGTCACAAGGCCAGTAGCCTGTGACGGAAACTGCCCCCACGCCTCTTGCAGCAGCAAGAAGTAAAACATCTAACCATCGCAGGAAAGACAGTCGGGGCTCATAGCCTTTACGGCTATATCACCACGAAGCACAGACTCTGTTCGCATATAGTACAGCGTCTTGATTCCTTGATTCCACGCCTCCATATGTACCTGATTGATCCACTTAGGAGTAGCCTCAGTAGGGAACGCAAGGTTCAATGATACAGACTGATCTATGTACTGCTGTCGGATTCCCGCTTGGTAGATTAGATCCAGCTGATTGATTTCCTTGAAGGTCTTGTAGACCTCCTTCACTAGAACTACGTCCATCATAGGGTCAGCCTCATTGCTTTGTATAAGCTTACCCTTCTGGTAAATCCAGCCATCAAGCTCATTGATGTTCTGAACAGAGCCTTCGTCGGCTAGTATCTGGTCCCAGGTCTCTTTGTTGTTGATCCCTATCTTACGCAGAACCCTCTCTAAGGTTGGGTTCTTGCGTATGAACGTACCCTTTGCAGACTGCTCGGTGAATACGTTAGCGGCCCAAGGCTCGATGCCTGCACTTACGTTACCACTAAGCTTGGAGTTGGACACCGTAGGCGCTATAGCGCGTAGGTGGGTGTTGCGAACACCGAAGCCACGGCACCATAGAGGCTCTCCGAACATCTTAGCCATATCGCGGCTAGCACGCTCTGATTCCAGCTTGATGTGGGAGAAGATACGGCGCGTCTCGATCTGCGCCTGTAGCCCCTCAAATGGGGCTCCACGTTGCTGTAGGTAGGTGTGCCATCCGAGTACGCCCAGTCCAAGTGCCCGTCCCTTTTCAGCAGAACGAACCGAATTTTCGAAGCCCCTCATATTCTTGGCTTTCTGGATGAACTCCTCCAACACACCGTCCAAAAAGAACGTGGAGTAGTATACAACGTCTGTGTCCTTCCACTCGTCATACTTGGCAAGGTTCAGTGAGGATAAACAGCAAACAAAGCTGTGGGACTCATCGGTGTAAAGGGTAATCTCTGAGCAGATATTGGTCATAAAGACCTTCAGCCCGTTGTGCTTGTACATCTCGGGGTTCTGCTTGTTGACGTTGCCGCGGTACATAATGTACGGCTGGCCTGTAGCCTTGCGCTTCTGTAGTACTTTAGACCAGCGACGGCGCGACTCATCGTCGCCGTCCTCTAGCTTCCGCATAAACTTATCGGATACAATGATAGACTGGTTTAGGTTGAGGCACTGGCGGTTGACGTCGCCCTTTGGCTCGCGGATCTCAATCCACTCCCAAAAGTCTCCGTGCTCTATGCTTAGGTTCACCGATGCAGCACCCCTGCGTACGTTGCCCTGTGAGGTGGCGAGTATCGTTGAGTCGTATATCTTACAGAAAGGGACCACACCATCGGTAGTCCCATTGCTGTTGGAGATAGGTGATCCTGCAGGACGTAGCATATTGAGTCCGATGCCTACACCACCGCCGTGCTTGGCCAGTAGCATAGTCTCTAGGTTCTTCATCCCGATGTCGTGGATGCTGTCGCCAATGTCAACGCCGAAGCAAGAGATTGGAAGCCCACGATCTGTTCCCATATTGGCAAGTACTGGTGTGGCAAGGCCAAGCCAGTTGTTCCATATGTAGCCGTAGAACTTGCTGGCAAGCTCGGGTCGATTTAGGCGGTGTGCCGCCGCCTTAGCGACCCGTAGGTACGCATCCTTAGGCTTTTCGTCGTTGATGAGGTAGCCACGCGATATGGTCTTCACGTACTCCTCTGTGTTTCCCCACTCGGGGAAGTCAACTCCGACTTCCCACCCTAGGCTCTCTGCAAAATTCTTAGACATTGTTGATTTTTGATTCTATGTTAAACTTCATCTTACTATAACGATTTCGATATACTTTGTTTGTATCTAGTTCACGACCTACCGCCTTTGTAGTGGCGACCACCGTAGAGTGGTCTCTGTTTACTAGCCTACCAATCTCCGTGGTGGTCATTGATGAGTGCTCTCGCATAAGCTGAGTAAACACTTGGCGTGCCTCACGCACATAGGATATACGAGTCTTGTTACGTATATGAGAAATGCTTAGTCCATACTCGTTTTTGACCTCATAAAAAACAATGGATGCTATTTTATTATTGTTCATAAATTTAATTTTTACCAGATGTTCTCAAAGTCTTCTCCCTCGTTGGCCTTTGAGTAATCAGTAGGGCGTATAGAGAAAAAGTCAGTATGAGTATGGCCACCAGTTAAGTGGTAGAACCAATCAAGCTGAGAAGCCTTTGACTCGTCATAGTCAAAGATACCATCGTAGCCTAACTCCCGCAACTTTTCGTTGCCTCTTTTTTTAATAAACTCTTTAAGGTCCGAAGCCTTCAGGTTCTCGAGGTCTCCCATCTCAAACATCTTGTCGATAAAGTTTAGCTCCATATCAACAGCTACCCTAGCAGCTTCCTCAATCTTTTCCTTTACTCCAGCGCGGATGTATGGGTCTTCCTCGCACATATGGTTGAACAGGATGCAGCCCATCTTGGAGTGGAGGGACTCATCCCTCACGGACCACTTCATCTGTTGACCGACTCCCTTTAGCAGGTTACGCATCTGGAAGGAGTAAAGAACAGCAAATGAAGAGTAGAGGGCCATACCCTCGGCGAAGGCAGAGAAGACCGCTATAGAGCGGGCGACGTCCTGACGTGCCTTGGGGTCTATCTTAAGTATTGTGTGGCTGTACTCGGCCTTAGTGTCAACTAGGTTCTCAAACCTAGCAACGGTTGCAGGCTCCTGAAGGAAGGCCTCAAAGTCCTCAAGCCCTAGCGTCTCGTTGAGGTAGCTGTAGGCGGTGGCGTGGATGGTCTCCTGTGAACCGAACATCATAGCCATCTGCTTGATCTCGTGCTTGGGGAACCACTTGGTAACCATACCAGTCCAGTAGTCGGCAACAGCTGTCTCTGTCTGGGCGAAGCCTAGGAGGATGTTACCCACGAGGTTCTTCTCGCTTGGGCTTAGGTTCTCCCTAAAGTCCTTAACGTCGTTCTGCATAGAAATCTCCGTGTGCAGCCAAAACGCTTGAGCTTGCTTGAGCCAGCCTTCAGTATAGTATATCGGATATTCGAAAGGTTTGTAGGGGATACGTTCGTCAAACAGCATAGGATTATTGTTAAGGTTAGAAAAGAAAGGGCCACACTAGGTGGCCCAAAACGGATTGCGAAGATAGTGCTACTTGCTCAATCCTAGCAACTCTGTGATGTCTTTTCCTAAAGAAATGTTGTAGTAACCCACCATCTTGACAATCATATTGTTATTGGTGAAATGCGTAGTCTTTGGCATCCTACGCTCCTCCCACTTGGGTTCTGGGAGTTCGCTCAATCGGAACGACCAGACCCCATTAGGGGTTGAGTTGATATAAACAGGGAGCGTACCAAACATTGCCGCCCTTTCGATAAGGGCGTCGTACTTGGCCTTCTCGATGAGTAGATCATCGTAGTGAAGGTTACGGCACTTAAGTTCTATGTCTGAGTTATGGACAAGAGAGTAGCAGTCGTACTTAGACATCTTATGCTCGCTGACCTTGAGGTCATCGGCAATTCTCTCCTTTATGAGGTTGAAGAGCTCCCTCTCGTACTTTACCATTCCTTGCAGAAGTTAAGTGCTTTCTCAATCACTTGATGCATATCGTAGTATTTATATTCCGCTAGTCGTCCGCCAAGATGCAACCCATCAATCACGTCTGCCTGTGCCTTGTACTGGGTGTATCTCATTCTGTTCTCAACAGTGTCTACGGGATAGTATGGCTCCGCACCACGAAAGTATTCTGATGGGTACTCTTTAGTCACAATCGTCACGTCGGAGTCTACATTGCGAGCAAAGTGTCGGTGCTCAATAGAACGAGTGAACTTCGTCACGTCGTCTGTGTAGTTGATTACGGCTGTTCCTTGGTAGTTGTCGGTCTTGTAGGTCTTCTGCTCAAATCGCAGGCTCCGGTAGTCAAGGTCCCCATACTCATAGTCAAACAACTCATCAATCTTGCCAGTGTATATGATGTTCTTCGCCTTAATGCGATGTTGGGCCATCTTGAACTCTACCCCAAGCTCAAGGTTAATTCCGTCAAGTAGTTGTTCAAACATAGATGTGTAACCACCCATCGGTATTCCTTGATACTTGTCGTTAAAGTAGTTATTATCAAACGTAAGACGGACTGGGAGCCTCTTAATAATTTCAGCAGGAAGATCCTTAGGGTCCCTCATCCATTGCTTTTTCGTATAGCCGTATACCAATTTTTGGTACATCAACCTTCCTATTGAGTTGATTGCCACCTCCTCAAGGTTCTTTGGATCGTCGAAACTTTTCATCTCCTCAAGCTTTTGCTTAACCTCACCTGGTGTACTTACGCCGTAGACCTGATTGAATGTCCAAAGGTTGAACGGAAGCGAGAATAGCTCCCCGAGGTAGTTGGCTACGGGACTAAGCTTGAATGGTTCAAAGTAAGCAAATCTGTTTACATATTCCCAAACCTCCTCGTTTGAAGTGTGGAAAATATGTGGTCCGTATACGTGGACATCAATACCCTTCTGATTGGATGTGTAGCAGTTTCCCCCAATATGTGGGCGCTTGTCAATTACCAAACAGCTGTAACCCTTATCGGTCAGTTCTCTAGCACAGATGCTGCCATACAGGCCAGCACCAACAATTAAGAAGTCATACATTACAGCTTATGCCTAAACAGAATCTTCTTCCCGTTATTCATAGCAAAGCTGTCTTTGTAGTAGCATCCAATTGGATTTCCACCGTGGCCGTGTGAATGCATTTGATATGACATTTCAATGACGCGGTATCCCATAGTATTGACGATTAGGCTAAGTAGCCATTGCTGTTTTGCGTAGTGAGTAAACATAGAGTCCACACGATCCCAGTACTCAAGATATTTTTCGTATACGCTCCACCAAGTCTTCTTATTCATAATGAGAACACCAGTATTATATACCTTGATCTTACGAAGGTCTATATCGGTAAGCCCAGGAACAACAGCTCCAGTATAAGACAGTCTCATTGCCTCGTCATATAGAGTGTCATCAGGTGATGCGTTGTAGCCTACAAGCACATCATTGTCGCCTAGATTACGCAACAGTTCAATCTCACCAGAAGACATACGACGCTGTAGGATTATGTCCCCATCGGTAAAGCAGATAACATCATCATCTGCTAGGTCAGTCATTTCTTTGCTGTTTAAAAACTCGCCGTGCTGGATGCAATTGTTTTGGTTTATGACCTTACAGTCATCCATTTTTATGTGCGACACCTTAATCTTTTTGAACCCAGACTTAATCGGTTCTTCGTCGAGATATATAAGGTAGTTCTCGTCAAAATTACTGTTTGTCTGGATGGACTCAAGATATGGAAGTATCCTCAGGTAGTATCCCTTATCGCTTCCGGTTGCTAAAACAAGTTTCATTATACTAAGTATTTAATTCTATTCTGATTTATCAGGTCTAAATTGTGGTCAGGAGAATCCTTCAAGGCCTCGTGGAGGTTACTACCGAGTTTTTTAGCGAGCTTCTTATCCATCATCTCGATTGCTTGTGCCCACTCGTACTGATCGTTAACTAAAAAGCCAGTGGAACCGTTCTCAATTGCTTGATTATATGGTCTTGTGTTCGATGCTATAACAGCAGTCTTTGTAGCGGCTGCTTCGGTAATCTTCAAATCACTCTTACTCCAGTTAAATCTGTTAGCTACAAGCGGTACAAGGCTAACATCTACATCTTTGTATAGCTTTCCGTAGTTCCAGATGTCCCTAGCGTATGAACTCTTATTGTAATTAAATATCTCGTCGTAGCCCATACCCTCTACACCGAATGTATGGATTTTAGAGAAGTCATATCCTATAAGTTGAACATCCCTGATGTGAGCCGCAGCACCAACATATCCGAAACGAACTTCTTTTGATGGATTTTTTCTTGGATTTAACCACTGCTCCTCACCCATATCTAACCCGTTGTTTACGAATTCAATTATGGCCTTCGGATTTTCATCCTTCATAATCTTACCTAGGTATTTAGATGGTGTCCAGATAACATCAGCAATCTTAATTGTCTTCTTGATGTCTGGACCGTAGTATGTCTCATACAAAGGCTTCGCTGGATTCTCTGGGTTAAGCACCCAGTAGTCGTCGTTGTCAAGTATTAAACGTATGCCGTGATTCTTTAGCATACGGCTGAATTCCTTGTGGCTATTTACCGAAGTCTTCCTAGATACGATAAGGTTATCTATTAGGTCGAGGTTCATATCCTTAAGGTCAGTCAATCCTTTTATCCAATGCAGATTAACCCCTTGTGACTGAAGCCTACGAAGGGGTACAATCAACCTGTGGTAGTTTACGCCACTAAGCCCATCAAGGTGCACCACGGTTATCATCGCTGCTGTTCTGCGTACTCCGTGAGTGCTGAGCGGATCATATCAAGCTCAAGACGAAATGATCTAGAGTACTTATTTGTTATCTCGCTTACCTGCTTTGGGTCTAGCAGAGGGCTTCCTTTTTGGTCGTGTAGGTCTTCGTACAGTTCCGCGCTCCCCGCTGATATCCTCGAGGTCGCTATGAAGTACACTCGGCTTAGTTGTTCTAGTGTCATATTAAATTTTATTATTGAGTACGTCGTTTGGATCTTCAAACTTAAATAGTCGAGATGATTTATTGGTATGTTTACCTAGTTCTTCGTTTTGATTATTATGGATATAATAGTGCTCTATAAGAGTAATAGCAGTTTGAAGTCCCCAGACATATCCCTTGTCCCACTCGTTAGACGCACTATCCTCTATTTCGTTGCTTTTTTTCTGGATTTTTTCGATTATCCTCTTTATGTGCTTGTTCATAGTTTTGAATTAAATTATAGTTATAACAGATTATTTTAGCGATGTATTGATCCTTTTTGAGTTCCGCATCAAACGTGATTCTAAGCTCCAGGAAATGTTTAGGAGTATCATCGATAACGTATCCATTATAGCGTAGATAATCTGCAAGAAACTTAACAGCAACAACAGAATTGTCAACGTCGAATTTAGAATTATAGCGTAGGTGGATAGCGAAGCGGTCTGTAGACCATTTATCGTGTCCTTCAAGCGCAATGGCAAGGCCATTAAAATACTTTTCTTTTTCCCTGTGGCGGAACGTCCAAAACTTGCCAGCGTAGAGCTGATTAAGTGACGGAGGCTTTGGTATTGATATCTCAATTTCATTATAATTATTTATCACTAGTCAAAGATACTAGAAAGCATCTTCATACACAACACCTTCGAAGTTTATTTTAGGTGGCGGTACATCGGCAAGTATAGACTTAAACAATGGCTTTCCTGTAAACTTGTTTACAAAGCCAGAGCTTAGCCCATTCATCTCAAACAGAACAGGATAGTCGAGGCTTGTGGGTTCCCCACCGGACTCTACCTCCCTAATCTTTCTTACGTGGACCTCGACGGTGCGCCTCATATCGTACTCTGGGTGCTGAATTTTCCTGTGGAATGTCAAGAAATTATCGCTCTTATTTACGAATTTACCGCCACCTTCGGTGTCCTCAGCATAGGGGGCCTTAGGTAGTCCGTCCTCTCCCTTGCGCCTCTGCGCCTCGGTGATGGCGTGGGTCGACAGCCACAGGCCCATATTGTGTGACTGGGTAAAGGAAAGGAACTCAGAGGCAGCCTCGTAGTGGTAGTCGTGGGTGGTGAGCGAAGAGCCCGAAGACATCTGAATCTTTAGACTATTGTACGGATCAATGAAGTACCCGTCGTAGTCACCCTGGCGTATTAGCTTCTCTCCGAATACCAGCAGGTCGCTGTAGGAGTAGATGCTCTTATTGCTAATTATCGTGAAGTGGTCATTGACCCATTGGTACGACCTCTTAAGGTCGTATCCATTCATCTCCTTGACCTGCATATTTGCAGCAAACTGGATGAGCTTCATCTTTACTGCAGCTGTGCGGTTCTCTGATGAGTATATAATCCACCTCCAGTTGTGGTTAACTGCAGTAGATACAATCATATATAGAGAGAACGTAGACTTACCAATGTTTGATATTCCGTTGATTACGGTTAGGTCTCTTTTGATTAAGAAGTGCTTGTCAAAGTCCTTGCAGCCAGTGGTAAGGCCTAGCTGTATCTTACCCTCTATGTAGTCCTGAATCCATCGGTAGTCCTCATCGTCGGAGGATATGAACGACATATCACCGTCGTTGATCATCATCTCTAGCTTGGCGGAGTTCTCCTCCTCTAGGACCTCACGGATGGGCATTGTCTTGCCCTTCGCTATGCCGTCCTTGATTGTGTTGCGTGCGGTCTCTATGGAGTCCACATCGCGCCTAAGGATCTCCCTCTCGAGCACGTGGTATGCCTCATCCTCTTCCATACGTCCAACAGCAATATAGCCGCCACATAGAATCGCTGCCTTGAGAAGTATCGCGTGCTTCTCTCCATCCTCTGCTCGGCGTATCATAGATGACACCACCGCCAACTTATTGTAGTCGGTGTAGTGGTCCTTTGGCTGTACCTTCTGCGCTATAGACTTCTCGGACATCATCTGCCCGAATATCTTGGAGCCTTCGTTGACTACAATCTCTGGGTCGTAGCTGTCAAAGCAGGCGCGAGATTCGTTGATTCCTGATGGGTCTACCTCAAGACCATACTCAGTATCAAAGTACGCCTGAAGTGCTCGGAAATGGTCTCTATGTAGGCTTGGATTCGATACGTTGACCAGTGCCTTGAGCCCTTCGCCGGATGGAGATATCCAGCAGGCGAATACATATGGATCTGTGGATAAAATGTCCTTACTTCCCTCCACGTCTAGGTGGTCGAAGTCAAGGACTATCAGTCCACTGTGCTGTCGTATTGATTCGTCGCGGCGTGAGTCAAACTCACCCGCCCATAGGATCACCGGAAGCTTCTTCTTGGCTTCTTTTTGACCCCCTCTGAACTGCTGAATCAATGGTAGATGTTTCCCACCAGTCGAGATTCTTTGGAGTGCGGCGGATATCGTTATGTACGAAGGTTTTTCCGTCTGCAGAACGCTCGGAAATATTGTCACTGATTGTTCTAGTACGCTCATCTTCAACTGCAATTTTAAGTAAAATTAAATAACCTATTAGGTCCTGAATAGTATCCTCCGTGGAGTCGTTGATCCCTTTGTTTTTGATTCGCATCAGCTTGTCGTCAATACGACAGCAGATGTTCTCAACAGCGGAACCCTTTGCAAAGATATTGGAAGGCTCAAGTGCTGAGTCCCCATATGCTTTATTTTTTTCTAACAATAAATCCCTAACAGCATTTGCTGTTTTTAGAATCTTTA